TTCGACGGCGACCGTGTGGGTGGTGGAGGCCAGGTTGTCAGCGACATACTTCACCGCTTGGAACGTGTCGGCCACGCTGTAGGTGTCGAGGAGCCGGTCGGTGGGGTTGAGCGTCCCACCATTGGCGACCAGGGCCGAGGACACGAGGCGCCCGGCGGTGACCTCATCTTGTGCCGTGGGTAGGAGGTTGGCGTTGGCGGTGCTCCCGTCGACCAGGATGCGGGCGTAGCCACCCGAGGCAATGGTCCTGGTCAGCACCCCAACACGGGCGGCGACCGGCGAGGTCCAGGTGTTGGTGTTGGAAGCCAGGGCGGCGAAGCGGGCGTTACCGCCGTAGAAGGACCCGGACGTCGAGGTGGTCCAGCCCGCCCCGACTTCCACCCCTGCGGTGTGGTCGGCCAGGACGTCGGCGCCGTAGCCGATGACTGCGGCGGGGATAACGATGGAGCGGCCCACGTCTGAGGCGGTGAGGATGGGAGCGAACGTGCCCGAGAACACCAGGGGTGACGCTGTGCTGATGGCGACGTCGGAGGCGGACTTGGCGCTGGTGGTGAGCGCCCAAGCCACCAGCGTCCCGGCGGTGACGAGGTCCTGCGCCGTCGGCAGAGCGTTCGCCGCTGTGGGATCGCTGTCGATGTCGACGGCAGAGATGCCGCCGTTGGCCGAAATCTGCACGCCGAAGATGATGCGGGTCACACCGGCAGGGGATGTCCAATCGACGCGGTCACCGATGACCGATGAGGTGTATTGGCCGCTCGCCGGGCCTGTCCATGTCCCGGTACGGGTGATGCCCGCGTCCTGGTGGTCGATGGTCAGGCCCGGCGTCTGGACGTAGTGGGTGTCGAGCAGATTCAAGGTGTAGGCCCCGAAGACCTTGTTTTTGAACCCGAACGCCCAGTAGCGGTTCCCACCGAGGGCGACGTAGAACACGTAGTCGTTGGCCGACCGGGCGATGCCAATCGACGGGGCGACGGGCGGATGGAACATCGCCAGAAGACGGGCCATGTCACTGGCGGGAGCGGCCCGCCGAGCGAGGGCGGCGACGGTCATCGGATGTCCTGTGCCACCTGGACTCCGTCCCAGGCGGCGCCGAGAGCAGAGGTGAACACGTACCGGTCACGCTTGCCGAGGCCCGGCGATTGAGTGGGGGCGATCCCGTTCGGCCAGCCGCCGGTCACGCCTGCGAAGGTCAAGGACCGGGGCGTTGCCGCATCCTGCACGACATCGAGGGTGAAGGCCTTGACCTTGGCGGCGCCAGACACCGCTGGCATGGTGACGGTGCAGTCGGCCGAGAGCGTCCCCCGCTGAAAGTTGCCGTTGGTGAGGTTGATGGTGTGTGTCGCCCCGAGGTTGCCGAGGCTGACAGCCGTCTCACCCCCACCGTTCGCCACGTCGACCGCGACCATCGGGGTCCCGCCAACCTGACCCTGCGCATATGTGGCAGAAAGTGCAGGGTCGAGCAGTACCTTGAGGGCGGCAGGAGTGGTGTCCGCCAGTGCCCCGGCACCGTCGGCCACCTGTACCGAATTGGCACTGTGCCCGGCGATATTGACCTTGAGGGCGCCTACCGCAGCGGCGGCGCCAGCGACCTCGGCCCCGAGGTTCGTACGTGCTCCCGCAGCCGACGACGCCCCCGTGCCACCGTCAGCAACGGCGAGGTCGGTGATCCCGGTGATCGTGCCCGAGGTGATCCCGGCGACGGTGACCGGCTCCAACGGGTCCGAGGGGACACCGGAGATAGCGACAGTCGTGATCGTGCCGCCGACGTTGACCTCGGCCGAGTACCCGTCGCCCCACTCCAAGAAGACGACGAGGTTCCCGAAGGCATCGACACCGGGGTCACCTTCGGCCACGCCGAGGCCGAGCGGGGTACCGGCGGCACGGTACAGAGTCTTGATCCGGTCGGAGTAACAGGCGACATCGACACCGTTGCGCTTGATGAGCACGACAGCCGAGGGCACAGCGACGAGGAACCCCGTAGGCGTGCCACCGGACGACGCCCACAGGGGGGCGGTGTACTTGGCTGCGAAGGTACTCACGGTGCGACCTTACTGGCGCTGGTCCTTGCGGATGACCCAGGGCACGGGCGGGTAACCGTCGGCCTGCGGGTACCGCAGGCGGCACAGACGGCAAAGTCGATGGGCGCCGTCACGCCGAGTGACGATGTTCTCCGGTATCCACGGGTGGCCGAACTTGCAGTGCGTCTTGTGGTCGCCGTCGCGGTGGAATGTTGAGCGGGATCGGTTCCAATCCCGATACCGCTTGTTAGCGCAGATGCGGCAACTGTGGCTGCCATCCGAAGACACCCGCAGGTTGTACCCGTCGAGCGGATGACCCTTCGGGCAGTGGGACTGCTTGGGGTGGGACGTAGTGAAGTCACGGAACGGAGCCGTGCGACGGACATTGACGGTCGCCGTGACCGCTTCAAGATGACGGGGGTTGACGCAAGCTCGGACCCCGCAGACGTGGTCGATGACCAGCCCGACCGGAATGGCCCGACCGTGCCAGAGTTCCCATGCGATGCGGTGGGCGCCGACGGCAGTAGGTCGAGCCTTAGGACCATAAGGATGGGAGAAGCACCCATAACCAGCGACCTTGAACCGACTGGCCTGCCACACCCAGCAGGGACCCCGGTCAGGACATCGAGGCGACGGAGAACAGGCGCCAGAACGGCCAGCCTTTGACCAGAAGCGAGCAGCGGTCCGCTCTTGCCACTCTCTCGTCTGTTGGAGTTCCACACCATGAGGTTACCATACGATCGGTTGAAGTGATAACATTTTCAAGACTGTGTCGGGGTCGCCGTGTACCCGCACACGGCCGTAGGCCGGGTGTTCTCCTGGTAGGAGTACAGGGAACGGGTTGTCGGCGTGATGACGAGAATGTCATTGAACGGCCCGTTGCCGAAGTTCGGGTTGTCGACAGCCCGACCCGTGATCGTCTGGATCTGGTTGGCACGACCGAGCGTCAGGGCGCCGATCTTGGGATTGATGAGCTTGGGCATGACGGTCCGCAGGAACCCGTTGGCGGCGACCACGTTGGCCGAGCCATAGGTATAGTTGTTGAGCCAGATCTCCACCGACACGCCCGGAGGGTTCACGAGTCCCTGTGCGGGCATGGCCCATCCGACCGTGTTACCCGTGTTCGTGAGCAGGGTCACGGCGGCGGTAAGTTCGGTTCGCTCAGGATCGTAAGGGCCGAACTGCAACTCGACATCGGAACCCCGGTACAGGTTGTGAGCGGGGTCATCGAGCATGACGATGTCGCAGGCATCGGTGATGGCGCCGAGAGCGTCGGTGTCCTCATAGACGGGGGTGATGGTGCCCTCAATGAGGCCCGTGGCGATGTAGGCGTTCGTGGCCCCGGCGGGGGTCGTGCCATCGGCGGCGAGACGGGCGAACCGGACGATGCAGGGCTGGCGGACGATGGTGCAAACCTGGCCGGTCATCGGGCACTCCTCATCACGGGGTTGGGTCGATCTCTACGGTGACGGTGACGCAACCGCCCCAGATGGCGACGGCGCCCATCTCCTCTCGCCATGCCGTGATGTTCCCGGCACGGTAGGTCGCCTGGGCGATGTCGTTGGTCTGGGCCATCGACGGGCCGACGTGGACCTCGAATGCGTCGGTGGCGTAGGCCCACTCGCTCGATGCGGTGACGGCCTGACCGGCGGGACCGGTACCGGGGAAGCCAGAACCGGCGATGACGGGGACGCCCGTTAGCGTCTCGATGACGCCATCGGCACGGCGGCGCAACAGCCCGACACCGTCCCACAGTTCGACCAGTCGGGGGCGGGCGAAGATGGCACCCGACCCAGAGTTGCCGTCTGCGATGCCCTGCACGAGGGTCGCCAGTCCGAAGGCGAGCGTCTGTGCCCCGGCGACAACGACGGTAGTGGACGCTGCGCCGAGGTGCGGGTTGCCGGTCAGCGCCCCCGTCCACATCTCGGCCTCGATGGCCTTGGACGACATCGTGAGCATCTGTTCCATCGCCCGACCCTGACCGTCGTTCGTGCGCCAAGCGATGGGCGAACAGATGTCGGCAGAGACGATGACGATAGGGTCGAACACCCGTGTCGCCGCACGGTTGGGCTGGTCCTCCAGATCGGCCGTGGCGCACATGGCGACGACTTCCAGAGGGTTGCACGACAGCGGGTTGAACCCGATGCCACCCATGAGCCGGTCGTCGGCGTGCGTCACCAGACGACCGAGGGCACGAGCGGTGGGGATCAGACCCGTGGGCCACGGGGCACGCTCGGGCGCCTCGACAACGATGGTGGGGGCGGTACGGGGGCTGGTCGTGGCTGCCGACAGTTCGACGGCGATACCGAGGTTGTCGGCCCCCGTGGCCCAGGTGGCATCGACGGTCGTGTCGGTGGTCGTGCGGAACTCTGTCGCATGGTTGCGGGCAGGGGCGGCGCCGTTGGCCTGTCCGAGGATGGCGAACCCGGTACCGGCGGTGGCGTTCTCCGCCAGGGCGTGACGGAACCCACCGGCCGTGGCGTTGCCGGCGTCAGCGAAGGCGGCGAGGGTGACGACGAGCGTGGTCCCAGCGGCACCGGAGTTGGTGACGGACTGGACGACGGCCGCTGAGCCGTCGGTGCCACCGAGGTTGACGCCGGAGAACGAGGAGAACGACCACGAGGCGCCGAGTTGCGTCTGTGCCCCGAAGGCGACGGCGACGGTGCCCGCTACCGGCCCCAGACCGAGGGCACGGAACAGTGACAGGCGGGTGAAGCCGACGACGACGGTGGCGACCTGGACGTAGTTGAGCCCGTTGCCCGTGAGCGTCGGGATGGCGGGGACACCGGCCTCGACTTCATTGGACACCCACGCCAACACGAGGCGCCCGGAGACGGGGGTGATGGATGCCGTGGTGTAGCTGGTGGCATCGGCGTCGGATGCCGCCGTGGTGAGGTGTGCGGCTGCGACGGCCATTAGGAGTTACCCCCGTGTGCGCCACTTCCATTGGTTGTAGTGGCGAGCACACAACCCGTTCGACTTGTACTTCTCATCGCACCCTTCAAGCTCACACCGCCGGAAGTCCGTGGCGTTCTTGTCCGCCCATGGTCGCCGTTCGTACGGCTTGGCTGCTGGGTTCCGTCGTTCCAACTGCCGACGGGCCGAGAGCCGACGACACTCCCGGCACACCCGCTGGATGCCGTTCCAGTACACATTGGCACCGTCCAGGGGGTGCCCGTGGATACAGCAGTCCCGGCGGGCCGAAACGGCTGCGGCTGAGGTCCCCCGGAGAGTGTTGGTGCGAGGCGTGACAGCTTCCATGTGCGTCGGGTTGACGCAGTGTCGCCGTCGACACAGATGATCGATCTCGTACCCGTCAGGGATGGTTCCACCCGCCATCCAGAACGACACTCGGTGTACCCCATGGTTGCCGGGCCGGGGCGCCCCGATGTATCCCACCCACGCCCCATTGACGGACACCAACCCGTACCCACCCGGAGAGAGGGACCCTTGCCATAGCCAGCAGTCGTCCCCGAGGGGGGAAGGGTCGAGAACGACCCTTCCCCACACTCGGTCAAAGAGGTCATGGTTTCGCATGCCCCCATGTTAGTACAACTGCCGTAGGCCATCGCTATGCGATTGGACAAGCCAAGGTGATCATGTTGCCCTTGCCACCGGTGGCGCAAGCGGTGTGATCGAGCCACATGGACGAACCGGCTGGGCCGAGCCACATCGCCAGTTCGAAGATCTCCGACATGATCGTGTAGTTGTTGGCGGCATTGCTCACGGCGTCGCGGGTGATGCCGAAGTCCAGTTCGCCACCGTCGGCCACCGCCCACACGCCGGGAGCGAAGAGGGCCGTACCGGAGACGGTGGGGAAGGGGATGATGGCACCGGCGTTCTGGATCGGGAAGCGCATGTTCGCCCCGAGCAGCCCGGCGTCGTCGTCCAGCGGCGTATCGGCGTACCAGTTGATCGTGATGTTCAGCTTGGACTTGAGGGTGTCCTCGATCTCGGCCGTGGTCGGGATGGAGGTCCAGTCCTCGCCACCACGGGCGGCGTCGGCCTTCCACTTGTCGGGCATCCACTGAGGGGCGAAGGCCAACAGCGGGGCGTTGCCCGGCATCCGGCGGCGGGGGTTGTCCCGGTAGGAAGCTGCCATCTCGGCCAGCCGGGCGAAGTATTCCCGCCACGCCCCGGCGTTGGTGGCGCCACCGGCAGTGACGACGAGCGACGAGGCACGGATGGACCCGAGCAGTCGACCCTCGGCCAGCGAGTCCCGCTGGGCGACCGACTCCTGAATCCACGCCTTGACCATCTCGGGGTTCGTGCGCCCGAGCATGTTGCCGAAGGTGTTGCAGACCGGGATCTTGTCGACCTCGAACGTACGGTTCGAGGCGCAGGTGAAGGCGAGGCAGGGGGCGGTGGCACCGGTGGTGTCCTCGGCCTCGGAGATGATGTCGGAGGCGCCGGTCACGTCCGACAGGATCGGGCCGGGGGTGAGTTGGAACCCGCCACGGTCGGCGGGGATGGAACGGAGGGCACGGGCGACGGGCCGGTAGTTCGACGTGGACAGCGTCATCACGTCGTAGAGCGGCTGGAGCATCCCGCACAGACCACCGGCGGCGGTCCGTGCCTCGGCCTCCTCGGCGGCGAAGTACTGCTCGACCAGGCCGAGGTTGTTGCGACCGGGGCCGAGCTTGCGGTGCTCAGGGACAGCGGGGGCGCTGATCCGTGCCACCCACTCCACGGCGCCACCGTTCTGCGCCCGGTTGAGCCGGTCGGACATGAGCACGGCCAGCTTGTCGACGTCGAGATCCTGACCGGCCTCGAAGTGACCGTTACCCGGCAGTGCCGACAGTCGCACGCTCGGGGAACTGGCGGGGGCCGGCGCCCGGTGCGTCCGTGCCACGGGGCGACGGACCTGCGGGGTGGCGGCACTCAGTGGAGTCGGACTGCCCGGAGGGGCGGTGGGCGGGGTGCGAGCACCAGCAGACGGACGGGCGCCAGCGGCGGCGATGGCGACAGGCGCCTCGGCCTCGGGGGTGGCGTCCTCGGGGGCCTCGTCCTCCGCTGGCGGTGCCAGTCGGGCACGGATGGCCTCACGACGGGCGTTGTCGGCCTCGGCCTGCTCGGCTCGCTGGTCGATGACGGTCAGAACCTCGTCACGCTCGGCGGCCAGCGCCTCGATGGCGTCGACTTCGGCGGCGGGGTCGTCCAGCATCGTCTGGAGACGGGTGGTCAACTCCGCCTGATGCGCCTCCAGTTCGGCGTCGGTCATGGCCGACAGGTCGACAGGGGCGTCGGGAGCGGGAGTCTCGTCCGACTCGGGGGGCGTGGGCTGATCGGGCATCGGTCCTCCATATGAGGTCTGATGCTCTCTCCCGGCCAGGGAGAGACGGTTGCCCGTCTCGGATCGGCCCCCTGAGAAAGCGGTATGGCGGGGAGGTTACCCCGAAATCAGTGCGTCTTGCGTAACTGGCTGTCCGACGAGTATGAGACGAGTCTGAGAACCGCAGGCGACAAGCGACTCTCGGCCCTTCGAATACCCCTCCACAAGGATGCCCGAAGAGATGGCGATGAGGTCCCATGGACCCACTCCCCACCTCGGGCGGCGGTAGTCGACCGAGAACCCGAGGGTCGCCGCCTGGTAGATCTGGTCGTCGTCCAAGGTCGGGTTGATCATCCCCGTGCCCCACAGACCGTGGGTGTCCAGCCCCACCCGGACACGGGCAACCTCCAAGGCATCCCGACCCCCGGCGTAGTACTGCTGCACCTGGGCGATGGACAGACCCTCGGGAGCATGGCCGACGCCGCCGACAACGATACCGACATCCACCACACGCCCGTCGCTCGTCGGCTGTGGGCGAACATGGAACCTGTGGTCGCTGAACTCAGCGCCACGAGGGGGACGGCCATACCCGGACACGTGCTCAACGTCGGGGGCGAAGTGGCCGAAGATGCGGCCCTCGTCCGTGATCGTGATGGGGGTGTACGACGTGAACTCGGGGTCATCGAACCACGATGACGGGGGGAGGTCGGAGCGGTGGAACCACCACGTAGGGGACAACTCGGCCGCAGTGACCGACGCCACAAGGGCGTCGGCCGGTGTCGGTATGTCCGTTGCCGTACTGACGTCGGCGGCAGGGCGCCCCCTGTCCGTCAGAGCGGGAATCTCGGCGTCACCGGGGACGATGACGGACCCGGGCCATGCAGGGTGGTCGACAACGGTGATCTTGGCGATGTCGGCGTCAAGGATGACCTCGGTGAAGATGCACTCCGTACCCTCGTCCGGCCCATCGTCGGTGAGACACGCATCCTCGTTAGCCCGGACCTCCCAAGCCCTCGGCGTATCGATGACCATGGATACCCATCGGAGGACTTGCTCATCCACAAGGCGTCGAACTTCGATGGCGGCGTCGGACGTGTCCCACGTTCCTCGGGCACGGACCTCATCCCCCTCTCGGAAAACCTCGGTCACCTGGCCCACCACCACATCATTCTCGTGGTCGTCGCACGTCGGCGCCCATGTGATCGGCAGCGGCAGGGTCCGATTGCTCAGTGACCCCTTCTCGGCCATCCGGTGGTCCGGCGTCTCTAGCCCCTCGATGGCGACGACGGCCAGCCACCCCGGACCCTCGGCGGCAGCGGTGAGGGATTGACGGGTTGTATCCGTCAGCGTGTCGGCGGTCGCCTGCGGGTCAAGGCCAGCGGCGACCAGAGCGGCGGCAGCGGCGGTGACCGACAGAGGGGAGATTTCCAACTGCGAGCTGCATCGGCATCGCGGGTGGGCCGGCGGACCGTCGGCGCCATTGGAGAACGGTTGGCCGTAGGGCACCCGTTCCCCGTCCATGTCGATGCACGCAGAGTGGATGCACCCTGACGCCATGTGCCACACGACCTCGGACTTCAGGTACGGCGCCACGTAGGAGGCGGTCGCCTGGGTCGCAGCGGTACGGACGCCCGCCACTTCCGACCGTGCCACCGTCGCCGGGGTGTAGCCCTTGCGCAACTCGTCTGCGATGGCAGAGGCACGCATGGCGACACGGGCACGGACGGCGGGGGACAGAACCGCCTGCGCCAACAGCCCTGCGGGGGAGGCGTCAGCGACGATGCGCTCGGGCAGGGCGGCGAAGACTTCGGCGGTGTCGGCCACTGCCATGTCGAGCATCAGCGGCAACAGTGCGGCGGTGACCTCCATGGGGGCGTCCCACGGCACCCTGCCCGCACGTGCCCATCGCTTCTGCAATCGTGCCAACGCAGCCTCGACGGCCATCTCGTGCGTGTTGAGGGCACGGGGGCGCAGGGTCACTCGTAGTCACCTACAGACACGCCGATCGAACCGAGTGCCCAGACAAGGGCGGCCCGCTCCTCCACCGGGTACCCATCGACTAGGCCCGGAGGCAGAACCACTGTCAACGGGGCGTCGGTCCGCAGCCGCATTCTCGCCCGGAACTCCCCCGCTCGCAGCGCCACCTGACCGACGACCTCTCGGGCGGGCATCATCTTCTCCGTCTCGGACAGGCCCCTCACGGCCCCACGCCCACGGTCACCGGGTCAGGGGTCACCACGCCAGTATGGTCCATCGGGGGCAGGCCCACCGTCGCCAACACCTGAGCGGGGTTCCATCCGGCCTTGACGAGGGTCGCTGCGGCCGACGCCTGTGCCGATACGTCGGGCGAGTGGATGTCCTCGGACGTGAAGCCGATACGCACCGTCGACAGGTCCATCGTCAGGGGGGCACCGTCGGCAGGAGTGAGCGAGGGCACGAGGTACCCCGAAGTCAGGTCGTCGCAGAAGCGTTCGAGCGCCGGCTCCATGTGGTCGTGCTTGAGCGACCGTGCCACCTCGGCCCCATTGGCGTAGGTCGTGTTGGCGTGGCCGAGCGTCACCTCGACGGGCAGGGGCACGCCACGGGCAAACCGTTGCACGGCGTTATCGAGGAACTCACCGGCAGGCAGACCGTCGAGTCCCTTGGACACGTCCACCATGCCGAAGGCGTGGGCGGGAATCTCGTGGTCAATTGCGACGACCATCGGCGTGAACCGTGCCGCAGATCGGGGCTGGGCGATGCCGAGCGATGCCACGTCGACCATCTGCTGCTGCAACGGGTAGGCGTCGTCGGTGCCCTCGGCCTGGCCGATGGGGGCGGGGGAGTTGTGGTTCTCGGGGATACGGAAGATGCCCATAAGCGCCCGAGAGTCGGCGGCGGCGGTTATCACGTCGCTCATGGCGTTCATCTGCGCCAACGTGCTGAGCAGGGGCACGATGGGCGAGATCGCCGCTGAGGGCATGGATGGGTCCGGCATCCACAACCGACAGACGCTCACGCCCTCTGCGATCTCCGTGGTGCCGTCCTCCTGCACCGACGTCCACTGCCACGCCCCGCCACTCGACTTGATCTCCCGTGTCGAACACAGGCGCCACCCCGGCTCACCGAATGTCCCGACGAGGTAGCACTCCCCGACGACAAGATCGGAGATACCCCACCCCCGCAGTAGCCGATCGTGCGAACCGAGGTCGTCGAGTGAGGACTGAGCAGCGGCCGCCGTCCCATTGACCGGGATGCCGAACTCGTCCAGCCCCGGCGCCCATTCGCCCAGCTCGTCCCGTATCTCGACGGTCAGCGACCCTCGGGCCAACAGGTCCCCGTAGAACATGGCGACGTAGAACAACTCGGGGACGCTATGGAAGAACCCCCACGCCATCTCCTGATTGGTCGATACGTCCCGTGCGTTGGGGCTGACGGCACCGGAACGGATCAGTGCGCCACTGGCGGTCAGGGACTCAACGTCCTCCGTTGTCGCCTGGGCGCTGTAGTCCCTACGTCGGCGTCGGTCCCGTCGTGCCATCAGTGGGCGATGGTACCCCGTGACGACGCCACCGGGGAGACGACTGTGTGAGCCAGTCGGCTGCGTCATACATACCCAACCGCACCGCCACCGCTAGCAAGTCAGTCAGTTGGGCCGTCAGGTCGTCCTGCCGCTGGGCCAGTTGCGGGAAGGTCACCCAGGGAGGGACGGTTCTGCTCCCCCGCTCCACTCGGCACCGGCACTCGGGCCGGAACCATCCACAGTCGTCGCAGTAGTCGATGCCATCATCGATCACCGCCGTTGTCTCCATCGGAACGTCAGGAGCGTCAGGGCCACGACGGCCACCGACCCGGCAGTCAGTCCGCCCATGGACCACCAGAATTCACTGACGGTCACCCCCGTACCTCCGCACGCAGCCGCCCATAGTGACACCGGCACCCGGCACAGTCCATCAGGTGGAGCATGGCGGCACGGGTGTGAGCGTTGTCCACCCGCTCGGCCAAGTCCAACAGGATGACGTCGAGGGGATGGTGCCACTCGCCTCTGAGTTTGCGACGGGCACGGGGGGCGTGTGTCATGGGGACACGGCGATCTGGTCGAGAAGCTCGATGGCGAGAGACCGCATGGCGATGACCCGGAGCAACGCCCGACGCTCGGCGTCCAGCGCCACCATTCGGGCGGCAGCCGTCCGTAGTTGACGCTCGTGAACCGCTTTGAGTTGGGGGACCTCATCGGCGGCCACTCTGCCGGTGATGACCCGAACGACGGCCTCGTCCTCGGGGAGCATGTGGGTGTCACCCATCGTCCATCGCCCCCAGCGCCATTTCCAGCCAGCCCGTGACGTAGGAGGCGGCGGGGATGGCGAGGCACCAGTCGGGGAGCCCGAGGGCGAGGGCGGCCATGACGAGGGCGGCGACGTAAACAGAGGCACACCACGGGCACTCGACCACGATGCCCGCCTTGCCGTGGAGCCACCCTCGGGCCTTCGTGCCATCGCCCACCAGCCATCGCCGGGGCACGTCGAGGATCGTGTCAGACGTGATGAGATGCGTCAGGCGGGCAACGCAGAGGAAGTGCAGGACGACGGTCAAGGGGGTCACTTCCATGTCCTGACTGCTTGGCGCAGATCCTGAGCGAATTGTTCCCCTATCTTGCGGAATCTGCGCCGGTTAACCCGCCCGATCAACCACCCCACGGGTGTTCTCAATCGCCTCATCCCCCGTTCCTCGTGTTCATCTTCGGTGGCCCCGTCACTTCCCACTCGTCGGTCGAGCCAGACGGACGGGTCGCTGCGACCCACCACACGGCGTCACCACGATCGAAGGTCGCCGTCGCCTGGGCCACGGCATCGGCCACGGAGTACGCCACGACGGTCTGCTCCCGGTCGACGCAACAGCGCCACGTGACGGTGAACTCGCGGGGCGGGGTGTCCTTGGAGCCGGCCGCCTCCCATGCGTCGATGGACGACCGCAGCCACACGGGGCCACCGGGCAACGGGTAATCGGCACTCGGCAACGAGCCCCGTCTGATCCGGTGGGAGGCGGCGTCAGGGGAGATACCGAGCCGCTGTGCAAGTTCCGTCAGCCCGAGGATCGGCCACACGGGAGCGGTGGTGGCAGGCGGCGTTGAGGTCACCATCCGTTGCCGTCGCCGTTGCCGTAGCCGTCGCCGTTGCCGTCGCCGTTGCCGTCGCCGTTGCCGTCGCCGTTGCCGTTGCCGTTGCCGTAGCCGTTGCCGTAGCCGTTGCCGTAGCCGTTGCCGTAGCCGTCGCCGTTGCCGTAGCCGTCGCCGTAGCCGTCGCCGTTGCCGTAGCCGTCGTCGTAGCCGTCGCCGTTGCCGTAGCCGTCGCCGTAGCCGTAGCCGTTGCCGTAGCCGTTGCCGTAGCCGTCGCCGTTGCCGTTGCCGTAGCCCGCCTGGGCGTTCTCGCCCAGCGAGGCGACTAGCGCAGTGCCGACGCCCACTTGTCCTCCTTCACATCCAGCATGTTCACGACGACGAGGATATGGAACTCCATGTGCCCGCCCTTGTCGAGCTTCGTGGAAGCGGTCGGGCCGTCGACCAACTGGCCGATGCCTTCGGTCGTGCCCCAGGTGCGGATGACACGGGCGTTGTCGAGGTAGCACATGTCGCCCTCTCGGGAGTAGCGGCCCACGACCACCCAGCCCCGCTGGAGGATGACGATCTTGACGGTAGAAGGGACGGTGCGACGGACGTACACCTCGTCGCCCACTGTGATTTCGTTCGGACAGGTCATGGTCACCATCCTAGACGATCCTCGGACCCATGACAATAGCTAAGACACTCGGGATGGCACGATTGTCGACAGGGGGCCGGTGGCGACACGGAGCGTTGTCTGACGGCGCCCGATGAGTTCGGTGGCTGCCCAGACCCCGGCGTCTACACGGTCGGGGGAGGGGTCCCCTGCCACCCAAGTCGTTTGCTGGCTCTCCAACACCGACAGGCCGACGAGGTGAGACGTGCGACCTTGTTCGTACCAAGCGACGATCGGCTCGGCACGGGTCGTCTTGCCCTTGCTGGCCCATACCAGTTTCACCCGCAAATCCGGGCGCACGTGGCGCAGGACGGAGCCGACCATCTCCCCACCGTTGTTCCGCTCGGCCACCACCAGTGAGGCGTCCCACTCATCGGCAGCCACGCCCACCCGTGACGCCCATCCTTCGGGCGTCGACCGGCACGAGTAGTCGGCCATGACGTACAGGCGCCCGTCGACGCCCATGCCGGCGACGATGATGCCCGTCTCGGCGGAACCGGGACCGTGGGAAGCGGCAGGGTCGACGCCCACGACCACCCGTGCCATCTCGGGCAGCAGATCACGGGACGCCACCCGGTACGGCTCGATCATGGGCCACGTCCACATGGCGCCCTCGACGTCGGTCAGCAGCTCGCCCAGCAACTCCTGACGCTCAAGCCTCGTGCCCTTGTAGCGGTCGAGGATGGCAGCGGCGAACGTCGGGGCGAGGTTGTCGAGGTTCTCGTACGTCGTCAAGAGGCTGGTGACGTCGGCCACGGACACCAGGTGCGAGTACAGGCCGACCGTCTTCGGCGTCCCAGCGACCACGACACGGGGGGACTCACCCAGGCGCAGCCCGAGGAGGAGGTTCGTCCACGTCGTGCCGATGAGCGGGTTCCCCTGCTCATCCACCCGATGAGCGTCTGCGAACGACGCCGGCTCATCGACAAGGGCACGATGGTGCTGCGGACCCCTGAGACGGTCGGGTCGTTCTGACGAGTAGCACCGGACCTGGGACCCATTGGCGAGGAACAGTTCCCCGATGCTCCGGTTCCACGCCTTGTCCCGACTGCCACCCCGCAGCGCCGAATCAGGGATCGCATTGAGCAGCCCCGACTCGCCCTCCATCACCGTGTCACGGGCATCAGCGAACGTCGGCGTCACCACCGCCAGTCGGTGCCCCGGATTGTGGGCCAGGTACCGGGAGGCGTCCTCGACCTCCGTCTTCGTCTTGCCCCCACCGCGACCGCCCCGCAGCAGCCACATGAACCAGTCACCCGCTGGCGCCAACTGGCCCGGCCGTGCCTGTAGCCGCCACTTCAGCCGGGCCTTCGTCCAGTCGTCCACCTGGCACAGGGTACGGCGCTAGAGGTCCGCTACGTCGATGCCCGCCTTCTGAAGCACCCTGCGGAACTCGGCATCCTCGGCCGTCTCGGCGTCGGGGTCGCCCGTCTCCCCCAGCCGGCGCAGTTCCGCCATGACCAACCCGAGCGCCTGTGCCGCTTCCTTCGCCTCGGCGGGCACGCCCCACGGCATCGCCGGCCCCCGTGGAGTCGCCGCCTCAATCACGGCGTCGGTGAGCAGTTCGGCGGCACGGGTGAGCTTCGGGGACAGGTCCGGCATGGGGTAGATGGTACCCCCAGAGTGACCAGGCAACGATCTACCGAATTACCGTTCAACCGTACCTGCACGCACGCACGCCCCCCCCTTTCACCGTCCAATGCCGCACCCCCTCCCCCCCACGCCCCCCGTTTCAAATACCATGGGGTCCCCCCAGGTGCCATACACAAGTAGTTACCAACCCTAAGGGGTCCCGTGAGGGGAGGGCGCAGGTACGGTTAACGGTAAATCCGGTTAATCGTCACGAGTGCCACGGTGTTCAGCGGTTAAGGGACCATCTAGCCTATGGTGATAGGATCGCAGGGTGATCCCCCCCGACGACCCCCGCCACGGCACTCTCAACGGGTACAGCAATCTGAAGTGCCGTTGCCAGCCGTGCCGAGAGGCCTGGGCCAGCTACTGCCAACGTCGCAAGGCAGCCCGCCCCCCACTCCCCCCCGACGACCCCCGCCACGGGTTGCCAACGTCATACGCAAACTGGAAGTGCCGTTGCCCGAAGTGCACTGAGGCATGGACGGGGTACTACCGAGCGCTGCGACACACCCGAGCCTCGTGACGCTCCGACCAGAGGCGTACCACGGCCCCGCTGGGATGGTGACGCTGGCATACGCCCCCCACACCGAGGCCGACCCCGCAGGGATACTCCTGACCCTGTTGGCACTGGCCGGCAACGCCGCCAACGTCAAGCCACGGGTCCACATCGTCGCCGGGCACTCACACCGACTGGCGCTACAGACGGTCCTCGTCGGTGACACCGCCTACGCCCGCAAGTCGACAGGCATCACGGTCGCCAAGTCCCTCGCCAAGAGGGCGGCCGACGCTCCGTGGCGCACACGGTTCCGGTCCACCTTCACCAGTGCCGAGGCCATTGTCGCAGAGGTGGCCGACCCGGTGGAAGACACCGAGACGAAGGGGATGGACGGCAGTACCGACAAGCGGCTGGTGATCTGTGTGCCCGAGATGGCGACCCAGATCGAAGCGGCGCTACGCCCGCAGTCGGCCATCTTCCAGACGCTGCGGCTGGCATGGGACGGGGACTCCCTCGCCGCCATCAGCCGTCGGTCGAAGCTCATGGCCGAGGAACACCACATCACCCTCGTCGGGGCCATCACCCGGTCAGAGCTGCGATCCCGGCTCCCACAGGCCGAGGCGGCGGCGGGGACGGTCAACCGGATGCTGTTCTGCCGGGTGTCCCGCACCCAGGAACTGCCCTTCGGCGGCACAATCAGCGACGACGAGGAAGCGGACCTCGTACGCATCCTGCACCGGGCCATCGAACAGGCCCGGCCCTTGGGCGTCATCCGCTACGACGACGAGGTACGGGAGTGGTGGGGCAACCCGAAAACGGGGCGATACCACGAGATCGTTAGTCGCAACGGGTCGGACCCACTGGCGGCGCACTTCGCCCGTGAGGACGTGATGATCGTCCGGGTAGCTGCCACCTTCGCCGCTCTGGACGGCAGCCACTGGATCACGATGGCCCACATGAACGCAGCTCAGGCGATATGGGATCACTCCGTGGAGACCGTCCGCTGGGTATGGGGCGACCCGACGCAGGACCGGCCCGTGCGCAATCTGCTCAAGGTGGTCATGGACACGGTGCCCCCCGGTATCGGGCGCTACGAGGCGGCCGAGATGTTGGGCCGCCCCAAGGCCGAGAGCCTGACCGCATGGATAGAGGCGCTGACCGACGCCGACCTGATCTGCACCCATACCAAGATCACCGGCACCCGCGGCGCCCGCCCCCTGATCCTCTACCCCTTCCGCCAGTGCGGGTTTCCGACCGAGCACCTTGGCCCGCCCGTGGACCTCAACCATCTAGCCGAGAGAGCGAGGCAGCGATGACCGACCAGGCCGAACAGTCCAGAGTGGAGGCCCAACAGTTGCTAGACGACTCCTACACGGAGGGGGCGCCACGGGACCGGCTTGTCTTCCAGGCACTAGTCCACGCCCTGTTGTCGCTGTCCTACGAATTGTCGTGGCACCGGCCGAAGCGGTGACCCTCACCAACAACCCTCGGGACTGTGCTTACTGCGGCGCCCCCGCCACGGTCAAGGATCACGACATCGCTCGGGGTCCGGTACTCAAGGCACTCCGGGCAGCAGTCCTCAACCATTGGGGCACCCGTTGGAACCTCCAAATCTTGCCCTGGTCGATTGGGCCTCTGTGACCACCGACCTCGACTGGCGCAACCCCGAGGCCGTCTACCCGTACACCGACGAGGACGGTGTCCTCCTGTTCCACGTCCGTCGCTACCGTGACGCCGACGGGGCCAAGGTCGTGATCCCCTTCACCCCCGACGGTAAGCCCGGCGCCCCCGAGGAACGGGTCCTGTACCGCCTCCCATCCGTCCGTGCCCAAGCGCAGGCCCGTGGCGTGGTGGTCGTGTGCGAAGGCGAGAAGGACGCCGACAACGTGGCGGCGCTGGGCATGTGTGCCACCACGCCACCGTTCTCCGCATGGCGCCCGAGTTACTGCGCCAGCCTGCGGGGTGCGTCCGTCGTCATCGTGGCCGACCGAGACGACGCCGGCTATGCCAAGGCCCGTGCCCGTCGTGACTGCCTGTTCCACTGCGGGGTGACCGTCGCCGCCATCCTGCACACGCCCCTACGGCACAAGGGCGCCGATATCTCCGACCATCTGTCCGCCGGCCTCGGGTGGTCGGCGCTCGAAGCGGTGCCCGTGCTGGTCCTAGCTGGTCTGCACTTCGATGAGCACGGGCGCTGGGACGGGTGGGGATCGTGGCGGTTCCCCATGACCCCGAACTACGGGGCGCTGCCTGCGCTCTAGACGTGCCCCCGTACATCGGCTACACTCACCCCGTACGTTCATCCGACGCTAGTTAGGAGTGCCATGGGGACCCCATTGGTAGTGACCATCGAACTCGACCCCGCCCGCATAGCGGAGGAGGCCAACGCCGAGGCTGGCGGACAGGTGGAGACAGAGGGGTCCGTCCGGCGCTGGGTCCGTGACAACCTCCCCAACCTGCGAAGCGCACTGGAAGACCAGATCATCGAGCACCTCGCGGACGTCGAATGACCCCCCACCGTGCCGACGCACCGAAGCTCCACAAGGTGCAGCTATATCTTCCCGAACCCCTCTGGCTCCACGTCCAGGCACGGGCCAAGGTGACGGGGCGCACTGTGACAGAGATCGTCCGTGAGGCGATCAGTGACAAGTTCATTCCTCAGGAGAACGGGGGGCGCGGGTGAAGTCGCTCATCCACCACCTGCGGCGCACGGGCAACGAGTTGATGGTCAACACTGTGGGCGGGGTGCCGTGGGCCACGAACCGCTATTGGGCGATCGCCGTGCCCGATACCGACCACCCCATCGCCAAGTTCCTCGCCTCCTACAACCTGCCCGTGGCACCGTGTGTTCTCGACGTCCATGACACGGTGACGCTCCGACCAAACGGGACCCCGCCCGACATCGCCCGACTCATCAAGTTGCCCGCCGACCGCCAGCCCATCGCCCAACGGATGCTCCACGGGCTGCCGCTCTACGTGCAGGACAACGCATGGGGCCGGAACTGGCTGGCACTGTTCGACCTGCCCGGAGGTCGCATCGCCACCATCAACGCCGGATACCTCCGTCGGGTCGAGTCGATGTGCCCCGGCACCTGGCACGCCGGCCCCGATCCCTTGGGCATGCTGGTGAGGATGAGCGTGCAGGACCCCGCCCCCATCGCCCTGCTCATGGTCGTGCGCTGCGCCATCAGTAACCACGGTGCCAAGGAGGACAAGTGACCCCCTACCACGAGGACCAGTTGCGCCGGCTGCGGGAGGTCACCGCCATCCTCGGGTCCGAACGTGCCCCTCGTCCCTTCTGTGCCGTGGCACGGATGGGCGTGGCACTGAGCGAGACCCCCCCCCGTGTGGCTTGAGTTGCAGGAATTGGGGCTGGTCAACGTGTGGCGCAACGACGAGTCACGACCGTCGTTCATCTACGTGGCGGCGGTGGAGTGACCCCGGAGGACTATCACACGTTCTTGGCCCGGAAGACGCAGGACTCCGACGACTACGGGTTCGATCCCGTTTGGATGCCGGACTTCCTGTACGACTTCCAGGAGGCACTCGTCCAGTGGGCGCTACGCAAAGGTCGCGATGCGCTGCTGGTCGATTGTGGCGGGGGGAAAACTCCGATGCAGCTCGTGTGGGCCGAGAACGCATACCGACACACCGGTCGACCCGTACTCCTGGTGGCGCCACTGGCCGTGACGTTCCAGACGTTGGGCGAGGCTGAGAAGTTCGACATAGATGCCGCCGTGTCACGGGACGGACGGATCACCGCCCCCATCACCATCACCAATTACGACCGTCTCCACCTGTTCGACTCCGACGACGTGTCGGGAATGGTGTGCGACGAGTCCAGCGCGATTAAGTCGTTCGACTCCGAGCGCAAGGCCCTCGTGACGCAGTTCATGCGCAAACTCCCCTACCGCCAACTCTGCACTGCCACGGCAGCACCGAACGACTACATGGAATTGGGCACGTCGAGCGAGGCTCTCGGGTACCTCGGCTATCAGGACATGCTCACCCGTTGGTTCACCAACCGGGACAAGCTGATCTACAAGCACGGACGGTCGATGAGCGCCACGAAGCGGGAAGCGTGGAGGTTCAAGGGTCACGCCGAGGAGGCGTTCTGGCGATGGGTCGCATCGTGGGCACGAGCCATGCGCAAGCCCTCTGACCTCGGGTTCTCCGACGAGGGGTTCGTGCGCCCACCCGTCGTCTACCGCCAGCACGTGGTCGATGCCTCCCGACCCCCCGAGGGGCGCCTGTTCGATGTACCCGCCGCCCACTTACACGAGGAACGGGAGGAAACCCGCCGCACCCTGGTCGAGCGGTGTGAGAAGGCGGCCGAACTTCTGGCCGACGCTCCCACCGCCGTGGCCTGGTGCCAACTCAACGACGAGGGCGACCTACTGACCGAGTTGATCGACGACGCCGTACAGGTCACCGGGTCAGATAGCGAAGACAAGAAGGAAGAAGCGTTGATCGGATTCGGCCGGGGTGAGTTCCGTGTCCTCGTCACGAAACCAAAGATCGGGGCGTGGGGGATGAATTGGCAGCACTGCCACCGGACGACGTACTTCCCCTCTCACTCCTACGAGCAGTTCTACCAGTCCATCCGTCGATTCGACCGGTTCGGGCAAAAACACGAGGTCACGGTCGACGTGATAACGACCGAGGGCGGACGCAAGGCCCTCGCCAATTTGCAGCGCAAAGCAGTTCAGGCTGACCGCATGTTCGACTCGCTGGTCGCCTGCATGAACGAGGCACAGTCGGTGTCGACCGCCGAGAACTACGACCGAGAGGTACAGGTCCCCGCATGGCTGTAGCCGAGTCCACCATCACCGACCGTTACGCCCTGTACAACGGCGACAACATGGAAGTGCTCCCGTCCATCCCTGACGGGTCGGTCCATATGTCCATCTACTCGCCCCCGTTCGCCACCGAGGGAGGGGGCGCCCTGTACCACTACTCGTCCAGTCCGAGGGACCTGTCGAACACCGACTCCTACGAGCAGTTCTTCGAGCAGTACGGATTCATCCTCGAACAGATCACCCGTGCCACCATGCCGGGGCGCATGTCCTATGTGCATTGCATGGACGTGCCCACGGGCAACAGTGGCGGCGATGCTCTGTCCGACTTCCCCGGCGACATCATCCGTCTCCACCGTGCTCAGGGCTGGTCCTACTGCGCCCGTTACCACGTGTGGAAGGAACCGCTCGCGGTGCGCAACCGGACGATGAAGAAGGACCTGGCCCACCGCACGCTGGTTGAGGACTCCACCCGATGCACCGTCGCCTCGGCCGACTACCTGCTCGGGTTCCGCAAGCGTGGGGAGAACCCCGTGCCCGTCGAGCACCCGCACGGGCTGATGGACTACGCCGGGTCACGACCCATCCCCGCCGAGTTGCACCGCTTCCGGGGGTGGCAGGGCAAGCAGACGGAGAACCGCTACTCACACTGGATATGGAGACAGTACGCCTCGGCGTTCTGGGACGACGTACGCATCGACCGGGTACTTCCGTTCCGTGAAGCACGGGCCGAAGAGGACGAGCGCCACTGTCACCCGTTGCAGCTCGACGTGATCGACCGTGCCCTCGTTCTCGGGTCCAACCCCGGCGAGACGATCCTCACTCCGTTCATGGGCGTGGGTAGTGAGGTGTACGGCGCCGTCGCCGCCGGCCGCCGTGCCATCGGTGTCGAACTCAAACCGACGTACTACCGCCAGGCGTGCCGCAACGTCGCCAACGCCGCATCCGACCCCGGCGACACCCCCACCCTGCTAGACGAACTCGAAGGAGCGACCCCGTGACCCTGCGACAGTTGACCGGATGGCGTGAGTCGACCGTGCCCTCGCTCATCGGACGAGGCATCATCCACGCCACCCGACCCGGTAGCGGCAACGCCCGCACGGTGGGCGACTGGCTCCCCGGCCCCGAGCGCCGTGCCCTCCGTGCCCTGCGCCACCTGTTCGACCTCGGCGGGGTGACCACGGCCGACCGTCCCCATCCCGCACACCACGCCCAAGTCTCCGTCGCCCGTGCCGCTCGTTCCCATGACCCCGGCACCCTGGTCGACACGTCCACGAACGAGGCGATCCACGACCCCGAGGCATGGGTTCGTTACTGGCGAACGTCGGGCGGCACGGTGGCACTGCTCGTGCGGGTGTCGGAGGGGTGAGCGAGATCACGACCCGTAGCGACATGACCGTCGTGCTCATGCAGTCCATGGGCACCGATGCCGCCATCGTCGCAGCAGCCAAGGTGTCGACTCAGGGCGCCGCCAGTGCCGAGTCGTTCGACAAGGAAGCGGGCGCCGGCCTCATCAACTTCCTGATGAAAAACCGCCACGGCACGCCGTTCGAGCACAACGCCATGACCTTCCTGATCTCGGCGCCGATCTTCGTCTTCCGAGAGTTCCACCGCCACCGGATCGGATGGAGCTACAACGAGGAGAGCGGCCGGTACAAGCAACTCGACCCCGTGTTCTACGTGCCTGCCAGTGATCGCAACCTCGTTCAGGTCGGCAAGCCGGGCGCCTACGAGTTCGTGCCGGGCTCGTACGTGCAATGGTCCGAGCAAGCCGAACGGATGAGCGACCAGTACGCCGCCACTTATGCCGCCTACGAGGAAGCCCTAGCTGATGGCGTCGCCCGTGAGATCGCCCGCTGCGTGCTGTCCGTCGCCATCTACTCGTCCATGTACGCCACCTGCAACGCCCGCTCCCTCATGGCCTTCCTGAGCCTGCGCACGAAGCACCCTGAGTCGACGTTCCCCTCCTTCCCCCAACGGGAGATCGAGATGGTGGCCGAGGGGATGGAGGATGAGTTCGCCCGTCTGTTCCCCCTGACGCACGGCTCATTCTGTGCCAACGGTCGAGTGTGCCCGTGAGTGTTGAGCGGTGGATCACCGAGGAACGTCGGCTCTACGCCGACCAGAAATGGGACTCGCCCGGGGCGTTTGCCGCCCACGTCGCCGCCGTCAAGAGCGAACCCCCGACGACCTGGGACGAGTGGGCGGGTAACTACATGCGCCGGGCGGTCCTGTTCGGCCTGTCCACCCCGCAGGGCCGACAGGCGATGGGCAAGACGATTGTGACGCTGATCGACTACCTCGAATCGGCCGTGAACCTGTGGGGTCCGATGCCGGCGCCGGGCGTGCCCTCGGGCGAAATCCAACTATGGGACGACGACCCGACCGAACAAATCCCGTCTCCCTAGTTGACAGGCCCCCTAGTAGCGTCTAAGGTTAGGACACAAGGAACACGACACGAGAGGGGCAGGGAATGGCAGACACGGCAGACACGGCAGACTTCGACAGCGATATCGAACTGACGCCAGAGGCGTACGTCATCAAGGAACTCAACCAGCGAGCGCTGCTCGACCTCGACGCCCACGAGGGAATCGACACCCCGTGGGCACGGGGTGTTCGTCACGGGCTGGCATCGGCCCTCGGCCACCTCACAGACCTCTGCAAGTCGCAAGGGGTGACGCTGTGACCATCATCGACGAGCTGCGGCGCAGGGTGGTGGCCGACCTGGCCACCGCCATGAAGTCTCCCGAGACTCCGTTCACCCGTGGCACGATCTTCGCCTTCGAGTTGACCTTGGCCGATATCGACTCGCTCGTCGCCGCCGAGGCCCCCGAGCCGTCGATCACCGACCTCATGGCGACACTCGAAAGGTCCCTCGCATCCCACCGTGACAACGGGCACGACTGCCCCGTCGCCTTGGACACGATCCGAGACGAAGAGCACACCGAAGTGGACTGCGGGTTGCGTGAGGGACACGTCGGACCGCATCGGTACCCAGGGTCCTGTTGGGAACCGGACGACACCGACGAGGACGACAAGGAGGCGGCGATGCAGGCCCGTGCCGACGCTGCCATGGCCGACCGAGCCTTCGGTGCGATGGGGGTGGAGGGATAGTGGTCGCACTCTCGTATCTCATCATCCGCACAACCGAGCAAGGGGTAGTTCTCACGGGGTGGGGACTTCTTATCCTGTGGGTTCTGTCCGCTGCCGTCGGCGGGATGGGGAGGCGGGACTAGTCATGACCGCCCTCAGTCGCAATGCTCGTGGGTCCTACCTCATCGACGGGACCAAGTACCCATCCGTCACAACGATCCTCGGCTCCGGTGTCCCGAAGCCGGCGCTCACTTACTGGTCGGCAAAGTGCGTAGCCGAGGCTGCGGTGCTGAACCCCTCCGAATGGATACCGATGGCCAAGCGCCCGGCCGACGGATGGGGTGGCATGGGTCCGACACCCGGCCAGCAGGCGGCTATCGACCACCTGAAGTCCGCCCCGTGGCGTGACCGTGACAAGGGGGCGAACCTCGGCTCGGCGCTCCACCGTGCCATCGAGTGCCAGACACTCGGACTGCCCATGCCCGAGATGGACGAACCGTGTACGGCGATGGTGGCGCAGTACAACGACTGGGCCGAACGGTACCGCCCGACGTGGGAGTTGAGCGAGGCGACCGTCTACAGCCCGAGCGTCGGCTACGCAGGGACGACCGATGGCGTCATGGTCATCGACGGTAAGCGGTACATCGTGGACCTGAAGACCACGAAGCCGGGTCGACAGGGGCACGGTTTGTACAATGAGGTCAGCCTCCAGCTCGCCGCTTATCGCTTCGCTGAGTTCGTCGTCCTGCCCAACGGTGAGCAATTGCCCATGCCCGAGGTCGATGGCGCCCTTGGTATCTGGGTCCGCCCCGACGTCTGCCGTGCCATCCACGTCAAGGCCGACCTTGACGCCTTCCGAGGGTTCCTGTCCGCCTTCGCCGTGGCGCAATGGGTCTGGGCCGACGATGTCCCGTGGGTCGGTAGCGACCTGGCCGAGCCGACGAGAGAGGTCGTGGCGTAATGCCCGACGGACGCAACCAATTTGACATGCGCCGGCTCCCTCGGGAAGAACTACTGCGCATGAAGGCCCGGCTCTATGAGAACTGCGTTCTCAATGGGGAGTGCTGGGAATGGCGAGCCGCCTCCAACAAGCCGGGGTATGGCAATATCCCGATAACCCGGTCTGTCGCTCGTTCTGTCGGGCTGCCGAATGGCAGGCACCTACTAACCCACAGGGTGAGTTACTTCCTGGCCACCGGGGACCTGCCCCTAGGGCTGGTCATAGACCACCTCTGCCGCAACCCATCATGCTTCCGCCCCTCTCACCTAGAAGCGGTCACCACCCGGGTCAATATCCTCCGGGGGGAGATAGCCACGGACACCCACTGTCGCAGGGGCCATCCTTATGACAATGGCGGGGTCGCATCCCCAGGAAAGAAACGATGCAAGGAGTGTCAGAAACTCAGTAACGACCGCCGGCCGCCTAGGAGGAAATCCTAGTGCCGATTCTCGATCTTCAGGCGAGTCATAGTACAACCTATAGGTTGCGGCTGGGTGCCCAGTCCCCTACTCGCAGCGGCAAACTGGCGCCAAAGCACCTAGGTGGTTCGATCCGAGTAACCAGTCCTGCCAAGGATGCCGTCGAGTCTTTCGTCGCTGTGTACGGAGGCGACATTCTCCCTTGGGCTAGAGAAGATGGAGCACGGGAATGGCAGGCGGTACTTCCAACGAGCGTGCTTCCTATAATCATCCTCCCTGGATCCAGCCTCCTGCAATTTTGGGAAAGTTGGGACTCTGGCGGCTGCGTCAGACGGTGCGACGGGATCAATCAGGTCGTGGACTTCGGCGCCCGTGCCAAGGCGTGCCAGTGTCCCCAGGACCCAGCGGCACGGATGGCCGACCAACGAGCGTGCAAGCCCACCACGCAGATTCTCGTCGTCTGTCCCGAGGTCAACGTCGCCGGTGCCGGGCGCCTCGTGTCACGGGGCCTCATCGCCGCCCGTCAGTTGCCCGCCGCCCTGGCCGTGGCCGAGGGGATGCTGGACCGTGGGTACCGTGTCCCGGCTTACCTGCGCATCGTCCACCACGCCGGCCGTCGTGACTACGTTGTCCCGCAGCTCGACCTCATCGGCGTCGGGCTGTTGGAGCTTGACGGTGGCACCCCCTCTCGTGCCCCCGTTGGGAACGGTGCCAAGGCACTGTTGACGGGACGTCCAGAGTTGGCGGCTACTGCCCCCGCCGCTCTGGCGCCCGTCGCCTCCCCTTACGATGACTATGACCCTTCTCGCCAGCTAGCCCCCGAGAGAGAGGGTGAAGGGACACCTGCGCCGATGGCGCCACAGCAGTTAGCGTCGCCGGGAGCGTCCACGGCCGATCAACTGGCCCAAGGTGACCCGCTGGCAGATTCTCCGGGGGAAGCGGCCGAGGGCGGGAGAATCGTCCCGCCCGAGAGCAGGAGCAAGGTGCGCCCCCCGGAGACCGACCCCGGCCGCCCCTTCACCGACGATGACGAGTCGCTGATCCCGATCGACCGTCAACGTGACTTCGCTAAGGCCGTGTCCGAGTGGACGAAGGAGCGGTACCCCGGTCCCGGGATCACGAAGACGACGGAGGCCGTGCGCCATGCCATCGTGCGCCAGGCGACACACGGTAGGACCGGCTCGTCCAAGGCCATCCTGCACACCGAGATGTCGTCGCTCATGGGCACGTTCGCCGCACTGAAAGACGGGCGCCTGGTGACCGACGTGGGCGACGATGGAGTGATCGTACTGGTACCTGCGAAGGAGGGAGAGGGATGAGCGCAGCCGAGGCCGACATTCTCCGACGAGCGAGGGCACGGATCAGCGATCCGTCGCGGTGGACGCAGGAGTTCTACGCTCGGGACCGGGCGGGGTATCGGACCGATCCCACTAGTTCGGATGCCGTCCGCTGGTGTTCCTACGGAGCAGTTGACGCCGAGTTGGGGACATCCCAAGTTGACCAGTTTCTCCACTTGGCAGCGAGGGTTCTCGGCCTCCACTCTCCCGGCAGCGCCAACGACAACGGCGACCACGCCACCGTTCTCCGCATGTTCGACCGCGCCATCGAACTGGCAGAGGCCGACCAGTGACCCGGTACGTGACACAGGAACTCCGCAGCCTCATGGGCCACGGTGGCGACCGTGCGTGGGTCACCGAGGCAACGTGCCGTGACCTCCCGACCGAAGCGTTCTTCCCCGAGGACGACAACGACCCCGTGACACCGGCCGCCCGTGCCGCCTGTGCCATCTGTCCCGTAGTCGCAGAGTGCGCAGCGTACGGCGCCCACGAGAAGACGGGCACGTGGGGTGGACGATCGTCCAAGGAACGTCGGGTCGCTGACCGTCAGTCACGGTATGCCGCTCGTAGGGTGGCGTCGTGACCAACCCGAGCAAGCGCAAGGGCACGGCCTGGGAAACACGCGTGGTCGACCACCTGCGGCTCCTGCACCCTCGTGCCGAACGTCGGGCGCAGAGTGGGAACAAGGACAAAGGGGACGTGAGCGGAATCGACGGGTGGGTGATCGAGGCGAAGAACTGCGCCACGTTGTCACTGGCGGCATGGATGGACGAGGCCAAGAAGGAGGCACTCAACGCCGGTGTCACCCGTTGGGCCGTCGTCTTCCCCCGCCGTCAGAAATCCACCGCCGAGGGTTACGCCCTCATCCCCCTGTGGCTCCTGTCCGAACTGGCCCTGTCGGAACCCCTGAGCGACGGCCTGTGCCGTGTCTGCGAAGGTGGCACCGGGTCACCGTGCTTCACCTGCGAGGCGCCATGACGGAGCCTGTTGTCTTGGTCTGCTCCCTCTTCCCACCTGGGATGTGGGCGTCGGATGTCTGCTACGTGGTCAAGGACCCAGAGGGTTCGATCGTGGCTTCCGGGGTGTCTAGTTCGCCCGATTGGGTGAAGCACGACGCCGGGGGACACCACACCCGCCGCAACTTCGACGGACGGTATGGTCCAGGGCAATGGGTCGTCCGGTTCGATTGGGAACCATGACGGACACTCGCCCCGACCGAGGATGGGTCTACGTCGAGTCGTCCGCCGGCCCCTGTGCCATCTGTGACGAGCAGTGCGTATCCATCGACCCTGACGGAGTGCCGAGGCACCCGACGTGCGAGAAGGAGGGGACGTGAGCGGCATCAGCCGCAATGGGCTCCGAGTGCCCATAACGGCCGCTGGCGCTGAGGCGCTGCTAGCCGAGCTAGTCGCCTGGGTCACGGCTGGAGATCGTGGGTCCGCCGAGGACGCGGAGACGACAGACCCCCCGGTCACACCCGACGCAATGGGGGTTATGGGCGATGGCTGACAACGCGGTGGAGTGCGCCGAGGAATGGTTCCTCGACCAGTACCTCGTGGATTATCTCGGCTCGTGCCTGAACTCTGGCACCACCCCGGACCCCGCATGGGCTCCCGATGCCTGTCAGCGGTCACAGGCGAAGGCTGACGCCGAACGGCTTATCGACTGGCTCATCATCGACGGCTACAGGCTGATTCGGTTGGGCGCATGACCGCCCATAACACCGCTTATGACGCCTGACCTCCCCTACTGCTTCACCCGCTACGTCGGGATGGTCGATGGCCTCGGACGCCGTCCCCACTGTGACGCCCATCGTGTCTATCGAGCCGGGTGTGCCCGTTGTCAGACGGCACAGAACGTCTACGCCCGGTCCTACCACCTGCAACACCGTTCGTCCCGTGCCACCCGTCCCAAGCCCGCGGTCGCCCATGCCGTCGTCGGTACCCTGTGCCGCTGCGACGAATGTTGGTCACGGATGCGCCAGATAGCAGAAGGAGTCTCGTGACCTGGCTACAACTCGTCCGGTCGGTGGCGTCCGAGTTCAGGCTGGTACTGACCGACGCTGCCGCCGACAACGCTCTGTGGGAGTACACGGGGTTCCCGTCCTTCTGGCACGGTGACCCGATCACGGAGTGTGTCGCCCAACTGCGGGCGCACTTCGCATCGGTGGTCACGTGGTGAACGCCTACGATCGCCGCAAGTTGAGGGCGCTGGCCGACGACCACCGGCCCGTCGCCTACTGGCGGCCGCAATACTCTGAGTCGATGGTGCGTCTCCGTGCCGACGTGGCGAAGATGGCGGCGGACCTGGGCGCCATGATTCGGACGTGGGGCGAGGCCAAGGCGACGGCGATGGAAGCGGCCATGCGCCGCCCGTACGATTGGGCCGTCGATGGTGAGTGAGGCCTAGGCTTCACGGATGACGACCATCATCGCTGCAATCTGCGTGGGCCTCGCCGCCTGCGCCTCTGGACCTTGTGCCGTTGGGGGCTTCGGGGAAGTAGCCCCTAACGGTGCAAGCCCGACCTCGGGGTCGGCACCGTCTCGGCAAGGGGACCTGCGCCCTGGTGACACCACCACGACGTTCCCTGTGACGACCGTCACTGCGGTTGCGGTCGAAGGTACCCCGCCGACCCCGAGCCCTTCCGTGGCGGACACCCTGGCGTGCATCCGAGGGCACGAACAGGGTGCCGCCGGATACGCCACGAACACGGGCAATGGGTACTTCGGCGCCTATCAGGCAGACGTCGGAACGTGGGGCGGCTACGGCGGGTATGCGACCGCCGACCTTGCGCCCCCCGCCGTCCAGGACGCATGGGCCGCCGAGTTACTGGCCCTCCGTGGCTTGCAGCCCTGGCCCCCGGCGTGGAACTGTTAGTCGTCTTTCGTCTTGACTAGTGGCGCTGCGCCTGTCAGTATTGGGGACATGACGAACACGGCAACGCTGACGGGGATCACGAGCGAGCAGGGACAGTGTGACGCTTGCGGCCGGGAGCTTGGCCGGGTGTTCTCGGTTCGCTACCCGGACGGGACGGAAGGCGCCCTCGGCCGGCGATGCGCAGCCAAGGCCACCGGATGGGCGGTGGGTGCGGTCGAGCGAGAGGCCAACCGCACCGCATGGCTGGCGGCTCGTGACGAGAAGCGGGCATCGCACCGGGCCGAACTGGTGGCACAGGGTCACGGCGACAGGCTCGATTGGCTGGAGGCGCACGCTGCACCGATCAACGGCTACGCCAACAACGCCATGGTCGTGCTGTGGGACATCCTCGACGGGGCCGACCACCTTCTCGGACAGGAGGTACGGGTATGACAACCCGCACAGACAAGGACATGGAAGCCTCCGGCCAGTGGGCCAAGTTCGGTAAGGCCGCTTGGAAGCACGCCACCGGCGTCATGGTCTCCTACGACTGCAACGCCTGGGGCTGGCGGGTCGACACGTTGCCAGGCAAGGTGTTCTCCCGCTTGTGGGTCGCCCGGTTCGAAGCCGAGAGGGGGCCACGATGAGGTGGCGCCGGAAGACCGGACAGCGGCGACCGAACATCGCCCCGCTTCCCACCCCGAGCGATACCGTCCCTCGGCCACCGCCCGTGGACGATCTGGCCGTCCGGCTGCGTTCCGAGATAGTCCACTGCCGGTACATGACTCGTCACGAACGGCGCCACTCGGGTGTATCTCTAATGGTGAGTGACAGGCCACCAGTGAGAGTCACCGTCGCTCGCCGTGCGTCTGGGGATTACCGGTGAAGGAAAGGGTCGACCACGTCGAACGGCCAAACCCACCGTGGCGGATCGGTGACCGTCGGTCTGAGTGCGGGCGGGACGAGCCCGAGTTGATGATCAGTCGTGCCGAGTTTTACCGGCGGGTAACGGACCTGGGGCAACAGCGGGCGGCGATGGGTATTTGCATGACCTGTTGGCACACAGCCCAGCGGTACACAGGGTGGAAGGTCAAGCAGACCCATGACGAACAGGTCGCCGCCTTCCTCGACCTGTGGGAAAGGGACCCTGCCGAGGTCATCGGACGGGACATCGTTTACGGCGAGCGCCGGGAACGCCTCAACAGCGAACTACGGGTGATTGGGCTACTCATCGAGGCACACCGTAACGAGTTCGATGAGGCGATGGCAGGCCTGGCCGACGCAGCGACTCTCGATGACCTGCGGGCCAAGCGTGCCAAGGTCAACCGTCGTGCCCGCTGACCTCTCGCCCATCGGTAACGAGTGCCAGTGCCCGGCGTGCGGGGTGATCTTCACCAGCCCCCGTGCCTTCGACGTGCATCAGGTCCACTTCGGCAAGGGCGACGACACGAAACTGGTGTGCCTTGCGCCCGACGCTATCGGCATGGTGCCGAGGGACCGTCGCGGGGGCACGGTCTGGTCCTTCGACTCAGAGGGCGAGCGTGCCGTGCGCCCACTCAGGAAGGCCGCCATAGCTTCGCTAGTACGAAAATTCGGCGTGTTGGACGCTCAGACGACTTCGGATAGCCCAGAGGGGGAAACGTGAGCCTGTGCCCGGAATATGAGAAGCGGGCCGTGATGACCGACGACGAGTTCTGGGAGCACGTCTACGGCGACCGACCCGACCCACGGTGGGACGAGACGGCGTATGACCCATCACCCGAGGACCCGTTGGAGATCTTCGGTCCCCCGTGCCCCGTCTGCGGCGCCCAACGGGACGCCTGCGGGTACGACGCCGAAGGGCTGCCGATGATCCACGCCATCCCGCCCGCCTACACCGGAGACGACTCGTGACCACCACCGCCCACCGTTCCTGGCAGGACCCCGACGCCGAGGATCAGTACCTCATCGAACACGACCTACACCCAACCAATGTGCGCCCTTGTGACGATGGCACGGGTGACATCATCTTCATCGTCGGTCACGAGTCCCGCCTGCCGTCGATGGAGTACGTGATGACAGGCGTCAACCGTGCGCCGATACCGACGTGAGCGGCCCCATCCGCCCCGACCATCCGGGCATGACCACTCCCGGCACCCCCGGTGGTTCCCGACTGCTCTGTCCCTTCTGTGACTGGTACATGGACGAGCCGCCTATGCCGACCATGCTGACCGATGTACCCCATCATCTTCGTCGTGGGGCACTCCCGGCACTCCCCCCGATGGTCCGAGACACGATTCAGGAAAGGATCAACGGGGCGGTCACCGAGATGGCTCGGCGGCACTTCGACGCCATCGAGCGGGAGTGCGTGGCGCACATGGAGACTCACGTCGAGGAAATGGTCGACCCATGAAGATCGGCGCTCACCTTCTGGCCGTGGAGGTCGACGGTCCTGATCTGGTACTCCGGTGTTCCTACTGCGACCCGGAGTGGCAGCGGAGATTCGACGGTGAGACTGGCGTGCTCGTCGGGGCGCTGTCCCTCGCTGCCGCCGACCACCACGACCAGTGCCACGAGGGGTGTTACGAGTGCGGATGGCACGTGGCACCAGGCGAGGGGGAACACCACGGGCGGTCAGGTCCCGTCCACTACCGGTGCATCACCCCATGACCCTCCCCGTCGTCCCGTGCCCGACCCCCGTACTCACCCTCCACCAGCCGTGGGCCTCGCTCATCGCCCTGGGCGTCAAGACGATCGAGACGAGGTCGTGGTCGACCAAGTACCGCGGACCGCTGGCGATCCACGCCGGGGCGGGCTGGACCATGGATTCACGGCGAGCCGTGGGGACGGACCCGATCGGCCACGTCATCGCCTCACGTGGGCTTCGCACTCCCTTCCTCGGCTACAAGGATTCGGCCGGCAAGAAGAGATGGCTGCCCGGGGACCTACCCCTCGGTGCCATCGTCGCCACCTGCACGCTGGTCGACGTGGTGCCGATCGTGGAGTGGGGCGCCGATCCCCAGCGGGATCACATCACCATCGGGACGGACAGACGGCTGCGGTCATGGGCCTTTGTCTGGGGGTCGGCCCCATTGGCGTGGCGCAAGCGAGAGCCTCACGACGTGACGGACCAGATCCCCTACGGCGACTTCACCCCCGACCGATTCGCCTGGCTCCTGGCCGACATCACGCCCGTCGACCCGCCGGTGCCGTTCAAGGGCGGGCAGGGACTCACCCGGAAGTGGACGCCATGACCCTGCCAGTCGTCCCGTGCCCTACGTGCTGGCTGCTGGCGGACCTGCGCCACGCGGAGCCCATGAGCGAGTCACTGTGCCCCCGTGGGCACCGGAACACGTTGGCGCCCGTCGTTCTGGTGTACCTGCTGGCACTGTTGGGACCGGCGTTCGATGGGTAACCCGGACCCCCGTGGGTCGGATCGGCAGACGTGCGACCACCAGTGGCAACCCGTATCAATGGTGTTCGAGACTCAACTGCTGGACGAGTACGGCCGGGTCAGGGTGCGCCAGCCAGACATCGACAAGGGCCGGGTCTACCTCGTCTGCCTACTGTGCGCCTCACACACCTATATGACCACCCGATTCAGCATCTACCGGCTCTACGGGTCCGAGGACGAGTCCGAACCGGGCGTGTGGCGGGACGACGATGGGTGACCTCGCACTCCTGCCCGTCTGGTGCTCGTGGCACAGGGCGCACGAACCGAGGACACGTCGGACGTTCCGTGTCTGCATGGAATGTGGGCACGTGTACGAGACGGCGGCGGACCTAGAGCGAGAGTTCGCTGTACTCGGTACCGAGATTCACCCCGCTGTTCTGGTTAGGCGGCGGGTAGAACTGGTGACCTTCTGTCCCCTGTGCCTCCACGACTGGTGAGGTCAGGCAGGCGGCATCGGCTTGTTCGGGACCTGATAGACGCCGAGCGCCGTCGCCACCGCGACCACGTCGAACACGATGTCACTCTCGACACCGAAGTGACGGGTGAGGATGAGCACGAGGGCGCCGACTGAGGCGACGATGAACTTGCTGTAGCGGCCGAGGTTCACGGCGGTCCTTTCAACGGGTCGACAGGAAGATGGTAACGACGGTCGCCACCAGACCGAGGAAGGCGACAAGGATACCGAGGGCACCGAAGACGAGAGCGGCGATGAGGCCGACCGATGCCTGACCCCGCGCCCGCTGCACCTGGCCCCCCTCGTCCTGCTTGGCCCGCTCCCTCAGTCCGGCGATGTCCTTGCGGATCTCCTCGATCGAGGTCGACGTGGTGGTGGCGAGTACGCCGGTGGCTGACTCACGGGACGCCAGTGCCACGGCGAGCGCCTTCTCGATGTCGACCTTGGACTCGACCCGCTGGCGCTCGGTGAGAGCGAACTGAAGATCGACCAGTTCCTTCAGGTGCCTGATCGACTCCACGAGATGGGCCGTCTCCCGGTCGACCAGCCTGAACGTCAGCTCGGTGGGGTCGGGAGCGGGGGTCAGATCGTCGCTCACGGACACGTCAACTCGGGGAGCTTACCGAGAGCATCGTCCACCGTCATCAGCGCCGATACCTGCCAGTCGGACGGGCCACTCGGCGTCGACAGTGTGGCGAAGAACTCCCGCACCGAAGGATCGAGCGACAAGTACCCCGGCACGGCGGTCAGGTCGAGACTGTTGCCCGAGGTCGACGTCACCAGCGTCCGCAGGGTCAGCCCGATGGACCGCACCGCCACTCGTGCCTCCTGCCGGCGGGTGCAATCCTGTTCGACCAGCGACTCGATACGGTCGGCCTGCGACTGTACCTTGCGCCCCTGTTGCGCCGAACGGAACAGGGCGGCACTCATGCCAAGGGCGAGCACGAGGTACCCGGCGACGATCAGGTACAGCCACCGGGGACGGGGTTCGGCCACGTCAGCCTCCGAACAGTCGATGAAGGGCCATGACCACGGCCGACGAGCCGACGATGTAGGTGGTCACAAGGACACGGGCACGGCGCATGGTCACGTGCCACCGTTCCGGGTAGCCGAGTCCTTCGCCTTGTCGATCGTCCCCATGACTACCGGCACTAGCCCGAGCCCGGCGAAGCCCGCCGCGAACAGGTCCGGGCGTGCGTCCACGATCCCACGGATGGCCATGGCCGACGCCATGACGAAGATGAACCCGTTCCGAGTCACCCGAGGGCGCCAGCGGTAGGCGAAGGCCATCAGCCCGAGGGCGACGATGCCCGACAGCAGGAACACCATTTGCAGGACGCTCAGCACCCGACGCCCTCAGCACCCTTGATCCTCGCCCATATGTAGACCACCACGTCGTCCCGAAACCCGAACACCAACTCGTTCCCACCTTCTGTCACGACCAGTCTGTCCCCGTCCGCCACCGCCCCAGCGTAGAGGGCGCCGACCTCGAACCGTGACGAACCGACGCCGACCCCCCGCAGGGTGCGTACGCCGGGGTCCTGGACGATGATGACCGTCACCGTGCCATCGGGCACGTAGACCAGAGCCTCGGCGTAGCGCCCGATCTGACAGCCGGGGAAGTCCTGCGCCACGTCCATCCCCACCGCCAACGCCTGCGCCCACGTCATGCCGATGGTCACCGGTCCCAGCCCAGAGGCCCGGAGTCGCAGGGTCAATGGCAGCGTCGTCGGGGGCACGGTCGTGGGTGGGGGCGTGGCGGGTTCGGACGGCTGCACGACCAGTAGTAGCCCGCTGGCGGCACAGATGGCGAGCAGGACCCGCCCGGACCAGATTAGGCGTCGCGATGGTCGGGAGGGCTCGGCAACGTAGTCCACAGGGCGCCCCTGTCTCTCAGGGTGCCCCCCAGGACGCCGCTATCGGTCATCGGACTCACCGTCGCCCCTTGGCTTGCGCCTGTGCCCACGACCGCTTGGCCCTCAGTTCATCTAGGGTCAGAGCGTCGGCAGCCCCAGCCATAGCCTGGTCGAACTCGTCCCTGTGCGCCTCGATGAGCAGCCCGACGACGTGAAGCTCCCGATTGAGCAGGTCCCGTCGCTTGCCGTGAAGATCACGACCGATCACGTCGGCGGGGTCGTGGCCCCAGAGGTTGAGAAACTGAGCCTTGGTGGATGCGTGGTCCCGACCCCAGCCGCCGTAGCGGATGGCTGTATGCCAACAGGTCATGCAGACCGACATAGCGGCCCGCTGTTGGCCTTGGTCCTTCACCCGTTCGTAGAACTCGGCTCGACTGACCATCTTGTGTGTGTCGTCCAGGCCGCACTCGGTCGTGCGCTCGGTCCGCCACGGCGGGTTAGGACGCTCGATGTGGTCGACCGTTGGCCTGCTCACAGTGCCGCCCACGTCGCAGGCCCGACGATGCCATCCTGCACCAGTCCCTTGCGCCGCTGGTGTTCCCTCACGGCGTTGGTCGTGTTCGGACCGAAGTACCCGTCGACTGCCAGCCACACGTATCCCCATCCGTACCTGAGTACGTACTGAATCGTGGTGACGTGCCCAGCGACCTCGGGTCCGCCCTGGTAGTGGAAGTGGTTCGGGTAGCCGTTCACTTCTGACTTAGCAGTTCGATCATCTGGTCGAGCTTGGCGCCGATGCCGCTCGTCTGGTCACGGATGGCGACCTCGATCCGGCCCACGGCCTCGTTGGTGGCCTTGGTCATGTCCTTTGTGGCGTAGAGCGTCTCGTGCTCGTCGGTGGTCAAGTCATCCTCCTGGGTGGGGTCGACGGTCAGGATGAGGCGGGCGAGCTTCACGGTGTCGATGGCGCCCGGGTCCCAGTGGTCGTTTTGGGGAACGTGCTGGTGACCGCAGATACCGGAGAAGGCGAGCCATTCGTCATCGCTGAACCGCTGAGGGGCATTCTCGCCGTAGGCTCCGTCGCCCCGGAAGTCGGCGAAGGTGATCGGGGTACTGGTCTGCACCGCGCACCAACCCAGCCAATCAGCCAGGTGGCCCCACGTCTCCTCGGGGATGTCGTTGATGTGCGCCGCTTGGCCCATGATCTCGCACTGGACGGCGTTGGCCAGGTTCGTGTCGACCCGGCCGCTAGCGTGGTACAGAGCGAACGCCGACCCGTCGATGCCCAGGTGCTGGTGGATGCCTTGGGAGTCGATGGTGGCGTGGGGCCAGAAGCTGTTTCCGAAGTAGCTGACCGAGTTGTACTCGTACAACGTGTCGGCCGGCGTCTCGATCGTGTGCAGGACCAGCTTCGTCGGGACGCCGATGAACGATGACCCCCCACGGTTGGCCCCGGCGTGGATCGCTCTCGGGTGCCACGTCTCCATCGGCGTACCTCCTGCGAGAGCACGTCTCGCCTCGTCGGCTGCATCGGGGTCAGGGGTCGCCGTCCATGCCGCCCTGGACTGGCTGCGCAGGATCTTCAGCGCCTCCCGGGCGTTGTGGTCAGGGTTGCGGAGTTGCGCCCTCGTGCCCCTGCTCGGGTAGTCGCAGATCTGGAACAGCCCCACGGCATGAAGGATCAACCCATTGGCCTGACCGCACGAGGCATGGGTGTTCACGATGTCAGGGTCGCCCCCAGACTCCCCCGGCATGACCGACGCAAGGAAGATCGCCTCCTCGTCCGTGCCCCCGTTGGCCCGGACCAACAGTGCCGCCGTGGCAGGGGTGAAGGTCACCCGACGTCCCGAAGATGGACCCCTACTAGGCCATCCCACTCGACCTCTTCCACCAGAACCATCCCCTCAGGTGGGACGGCGGCGAGATACGCCCATCGGGGCCGTCCATCGAGCGTGACAACGGGAAGACGGACTAACTCCTCCTCCGGGGTCTCCACCTACAGCGCCCCGACGGCAGACCACACGGACACGAACACCCAGCACGCCAGCCCCAGCGCCACGAGGTTCACCCGCGGCACCGGGACGTTGAATGCGGCGAGCAGGAACAGGGCGAGGGCGACCACCAGAAAGAGGGCGGTGAACTCAGGAGTCATGCGCCCGATGTTACCCCGTGCCAACGCTACCGAGCGGGTAACCTTGAGCGGTCACCCCGACAACAGGAGGCACGACCACGATGGCAGAACTGCTCGGCAAGGGCGCACTGCTCGACAAGCTGACCGAGGCAGGTCACAAGGGCGTGTCGCTGACCGACGCCCGTCGCTACGTCCCCGACAACTCGCTCTCGGCGCTCGTGCGCAAGGGCGTCGTGGTCGTGGGCGAAGTGGGCGACAAGGGAGCGCAGAAGGTATGGCGCAAGGGTGACGCACCCTCGTCTTAGGGCTTGACAGATCGGGCGCTATCTGTCAGTGTTGGGGATATGGAGACACCCATGGATATGACCGTAGAGCGCACCCCCGCTACCGAGTACACCCGAGAGTACGCAACTGTCACCGTAGTTCTGACCAGCGGGCGCACCGCTCACGTTGCGGTGTACGGGCCTGAGGTGCGGTTCGGGACCGTATGGGAACCGTCCGTCAACTGGTCGGCCATCGGGTCGGTTGGCATCGAGGACGCCGTGCGATATGCCTCTGCGATTGCTGCGGCTGCTGGCATCGCGCCCACCCTGTCCCCTGCGACGGGAGAGGCCGCAGCCTTCGCCGCTCTGACCCCCCGATGACCGCCCCCGCCGCACTCCGCAACCGTCAGACGAAGGCCTGGGCCATGGCACGGGTCCTCGCTACCTTCCCCAACGTCGGTGACCCCGACCTCGATTCGGTCGACGGTGCCATTCGGGAACAGGTGGCACGGGTCGCGGGGCACCGGAGCGGGCGTCCTGTCTCGGCGTGGACGTGGCGCCTGAGTCTCACCCATGCACGACGGTTGGCTGGTGTGCGGTGAGCGACGAACGCCCCACCAGTGGTGATGCGGCAGTCGCAGACCCCGCCGTATACGCCCCAAGCGTGGAGCAGGATGGATGGACGCACGGGGTTCGCCATGGGCCGTCACGAGCCGTCGTCGTGATCTACTCGGCCGGTTCCCGGCGGCTCGTGACTATGGCGGCGGAGTTCGAGACGATCTGGCAGCAACTAGTGGCAGTCGCTGGGCAGGAGGCGGCGAACGACTGGCTGTACGAGTCGATGGAGCGCCACCGTGCCTACGATTGGACGGCGACCGCTGCGCTTCGGTCCTGCCTGTCCGATGCCGCTGCTGGCAAGCTACCGCCCCAGCGCCCGACGTAGGTCGGCCAGTTGACGTTCCAACAGACGGATGCGTGCCTCCTGGTCCGCCACCCGACGAGCCAGGTCAGGCGCCAGTTCGGGGTTGACGGGTGCGGGGCCGCTCATGGCACGAGACTAACGAGAGGATGAAGGATGGCCGAACCTATCTGCACCTGCGGGCACTCCTACGTCGACCATCTGGACGACGATGGGGCGGAAGACGCCGAGTGCCAGGAGTGCGACTGTGTCCAGTTCGTCCCCTTGCTGGCGCCCGACCAGGACGAACTGCCGCCCACTGGTGCGGCGCCGAGAGCGATCCCCGTTCTCACCCTCCACCAGCCGTGGGCCTCGCTCATCGCCCTCGGGGTGAAGACGATTGAGACGAGGTCGTGGTCGACCAAGTACCGGGGGCCGCTGGCGATTCACGCCGGCAAGAAGGTCGTCTACGGGCCCGTGGGCGACCACTACGCCGAGGTGGCGTTCTCCGATGTCCGCCACGTCGAGGACTGCGACTGCGAATCGGGCGAGATTGCCCCCTCGTGTGTCCGCGGAGCAACTACCAGGCCGTGCCTGACCAAGGGTGGCCAGTCGCCCCTCATTCTTCCGCTCGGTGCCGTCGTCGCCACATGCACGCTGGTCGACGTGGTGCCGACGGGTGACTGGCCAAAATGGCACCTGCACGTACTCCGCCAGCGATTTGGAGGTGAGTCGTGGGATGACGGTCAGTGGAACGCAGCCCTGAGCGAGGGCGACTACGGCGACTTCACCCCCGGCCGCTTCGCCTGGCTCCTGGCCGACGTCACGCCCCTTGACCCGCCCGTCCCATTCAAGGGCGGGCAGGGACTCACCCGGAAGTGGTCGCCCGTCCCTCACGGTTCCAGCGCCACTTCGTAGGTCACCAGTTCCGACGCCGGTATCAACTCGCGGGTGAGGATGCGGTACGTGCCATCGGCGCCGGGCAGGTAGCCGAGCGAGGCATGGATGGGCACGGTGTCACCGACCGCCAACACCGACCCCGCTTCCGATGTCGCCTGGACCGTGACCGAGGATATGGGCGACGGATTCTCACGGCGGGCACGTTCCATGGGGATGAAGTCCTCGATCTGCTGGATGGTCGACTCCGGCGTCGGCGACACCTGCGCCCAGATGTCACGGTCGGTCGGCTGAGGATTGGGCAGGGTGTTCGACCAGTCGACACCATTGGGCAGCAACTGGTCGGCCACGTTGGACGACGACAGGTTGTAGTTCAGCCGAACGATGTTGCGCCCGACCTCCAACGAGTGCTCCGGGTAGTACGTGCCACGGCGGGGCACGTGGAGCCGAAAGAAGCGATTGGTCCCCGATGCGATGTCGATGGTGAAGTCGGCCAGCCCGAGTCGGGGGAAGTCCTGTAGCAGGGTCAGGAAGTCCGACGACGTGTCGTGGTCGATGTAGACGGCACGGGTGTCGCCCACGTCGGGGTTGTCCGGTGCCCACCGTATCCAGACGGGCGGGTGCGTGATCTCCGAGGCAAGGTCACCGTTGGGGCCGCCGCCCTGGGAGTTGGTGACGACGCCGCCCATGCACGCCTCTTCCACCAGTCGCCGTGCCAGCGCTCGCCGGTCCTCTCCGTAGACGGTGTAGGTGGCGAAGCGGCGACGGGATGCGACAGCGTCATAGAGCACATTGCCCTCGGGAACGTAGAGCCGGATGTTGAGCCCATACGTCTGACCTTCGGGCACGTCCGTCGTTACGGACAGTCGCCGCCAGATCGCATCCGTCGCTAGGTCCTCCAGCGGCACGCTCTCTGTGTCAATGAGGACCAGTCCCGGCCAAGTGAACCGGGCAACGAACAGCCCCCGGTCGAGATAGGTGGGGCCGATGGGGCCACCACCTGCATTCAGCGACCGATACCATGCCGAGACTTCGACCCGCACGGCGGCAGTGGCAGGGGCGGTGACGACGATGGTCTGTGCCAGGTATTCGTCACCGGCAGGGGCGGCGGACCCGGCGAGGACCATTTTTACCCCCAACGCCGTTCCGGGGTCCTGCACCGTGACGATCGTGCCAGCGGCCGACACGTCCGTCCATGAGGGCACCGGGCCAAGGTGGGTCCCCGCCTCGAAGGACGGGTTGGACACGTACTCCGCCTGCGCCGCCGGTCCCGGACGCCGCTGGCGCAGGTACAGCTCCAACGAGCGGCACTCGAATGTCGCCGTCGCCGTCGTCGCCGTGATGCCCACCACCACGCCCCAGAAGATGCACACGTCACGGCGCCACAACTGGACCTCTGTGCGGTAGTACGGCTGGGGCACGATCTTCAGGAACCCGATGCCCAAGTCCTGCACCCGGAGCGTGAACGACATCTCGTCCATGTCGTTGAGCACTTCCTTGACCCGTGGCACAAGGAACTCCGTGTACTCGTGTACGGGGATGACCTCGCCCGTGAGATCGTTGATCGCTACGAGGACAAGTCGGTATCCCCGTGTCGCCAGCGCTGGCCAGGCGGCGGTCATCGTCCCGCCCCTTGCTCTACTGCCGCCTGCCTGTCATAATTGTGGACGTGAGCGACCTTTTTGCGACCCTGCCCCATGACGACTGGTACGACGACTACACCTGGGGATACATCCTCGGGTCCGAAGGTGAGAACGGGGCGGTGAACCATGGCTCGGGAGCCTACGTGGGGGCCAACCTGTTCGACCCTCGCAAGGTCGTGGAGACGGTCCATTGGCACGTAGAGGAGGGGTGCTACGGACCCGAGCACGACGCCTGCGGTGTCTTCCGGCTGGTCGATGGCACCTTCGCCGTCTACACCGGATGGTGTGACACCACTGGCTGGGGTTGTCAGGACGACGCTCGGTTCACGTTCCACTCGTCCTACGGCGATGCCGTGGCCATGGGGATGGGCGACGAGAACCGGCGATGGTTCGGGTTGAGTCAGCCCGCTCACCAGTCAGCCTCCGTCCACGACAGAACGGCGGTGCCACCCCCCGAGTAGTCGATGGCGTTCGCCTGACGCTCGTCGTAGGTCGCAGGCAGGGCGGCGAGGTAGAGGCCCATCTGATCGGCGTAGTGCGCCTCACCCACCGCAGCGGAGTCGATGCGCAGTTGCAGCCCAGCGGAGATTGCGCCCGCAGGAGCGGCACCCGACACCGTGAGAACCGTCCACGCTGGCGCCGCCCCCTCTGCCGTCGTCGTGCCGGCGGTGGTCGAGATCACGCCACCGATGGAGTCGAGCCAGGCGATCTCGATGGCGACATTGCGCACCGTGGAGCGGGGGCGCATGACGGCCGAGGCGGCGTAGGTGGTCCCCGCCGTGATCCCCGGACGGGACGTGGCACGGATACGGTTCGTGCCCGCCGTTCCTATGACGATCTCCAGTGACGCCGTGCCATTGTTCGACACCTGCTTGGTCTGTGCCAGTCCACCGGACCCGGTGACGAACTGCCACAGGTCGGTGATATCCATGTCGAACTCGACGTCTCCGACGAAGGAGCCGACGTAGTTCACCCCCGGCGTCAACTGCCACCACGACGATCCGGGGTAGGTGAAGTTGTACCGGTTGACACCGTTCACCGTGACACGGCGAGTCCCGAAGTCCACGACCATCACGTCCCCGGCCGCCAGCCCGGCGCCCACGTCAAAGCGCACGCACTGGCCCCAGTTGCAGATCACGATGGGAGAGGCGGTGGGGCCGGCGATAGTGAGAACAGGGGGCACGGCGGCCGTGCCATTGATCGTGAGCATCGTCGGCCCGACGAGGGGCGGGGGGTTCACCGAGATACGCCCATTGGCGACCAGGGGCACGAGGTCCACGATCGTCGGGCCAGAGTCGATGACACCGGAGGCCCGAGGGGTGATGGCCAGCAGCGACCCCGAGCCTGCCGTGACGGGGTTAGCCCTCTGGTATATCGGCGGTGGCACAGAGGCAGGGACCGAAGTCCCGGGCCACCCACCGCCGAAGAGGCGTAGGGCACGAGGGGCGGGGGTGTGCGCCGGCCAAGCGAGATAGGTAGCCGAAGCATCCCCGTTCATCGCCGTGACTCCCACCTGTGCCGTGTCGGAGTTGTCAACCCGGGTCATGGTGCCCGTGTGATCGACGGCAGCGTTGAGCGTCCAGACGTAGTTCGCCGGTTCGGCGCCCCCTGCGACCCGGCGATAGAGGTACTGCGTCCGCCCTCCGATGTAGGACTGCCCGAGAATGAACGTCCACCCCGCAGGAGCGGCGGTTACGTTGCCGGCGACCTCAAGGAACGCCTCCAGTACCGAACCCGTAGTAGACCCAGCAGGCACGGCCAGCGTCAGTGTGCCAGCGGTGGCGGCGACCGTGGTCACCCCTGCGTCATAGGGCAGTGTGCCCACCAGTGACGCCGTGCCTACGGTCTGGGAGTACTTGCGAGCGTCGGGCGCCGACAGGCCCAGGGAGAACCGCATTGTCTGGCAGCCCTCGAACACGACCTGTGGGCGGTCGATCGTGTACACGTCCACGTCCCGTGTCACCGATGTCACGCCGATCGTCTCCACCACCGTCAGACGGATGAGCGTCCCCACGCCCATGGCGACCGATGCCCACCGTTCCCGCAGCGCCCGCATCCCGCCGATGGACGGCGTCGTCAGTTTGGCGAAGCCTTGCAAGGTCATGGTGCGGGAGGCGTAGAACCCCGGCTGCCAGTGGTCACCGTCGATCAGCTCGCCAGTGATGGCAAGGGGTCGCACGTTGGTCGAGTCCCACCCCGACGTGATGGCACCGTGCCAGTCAGCCCCCGTGTCGAGAAGCCCGATATTCAGCCACAAATCTCGTAGCCTCAGCGCCGGGGCGTCCCCGAGTCGGAGCACCATTACAGGCCCGCCGCCATGCTGAGGTTCAGCGACACCCGACGGGCGATCATCTCCACGAGGTCATCCTGTCCCGCCCCGAGGGCGTTGACGGTCACGGACTGGTTCGTCGTGCGGACGGACGTGGGGGACAGCGTGGCGCCGGCCAGCGCCCCCGCAGCGTCGGACACGGGACGATGCATCGAGTCCATGCCGACGACGAGCCCCTGGCCGATGTTGCGCCCGAACCCGGCGAACACCTTGGACGGGGACCCGATACCGAGTCGACTGGCGAACCGCTTGAGGGGGCCGGGGATGAGAGCCAGCAGGGCGTCGGTGACAGCGTGGGCGAGCGACCCGATGCCATCGATCAGTCCGTTGACAATGTCCTGGCCGACGTGGAACAGCCAGAGGTGGGCATCCACGAACAGGTCGAACAGGTTGCCTGGCAAGTCGGCAAAGAACCCGAGCACCTTGTCAAGGGCCGAGGACACGATGGATCCGAGCAGTTCGAGCGCAGCCGACAGGATGGCAGGGATGATCGTGGCGGCGTTGCGTAGGGTCGCGATGATCTGGTCAAACACCCCGCCGAAGATGTCCTTGATCCCCTCCCACACCCGACCCCAGTCGCCATGGATGATCCCGGTGACGACCTCGATGATCCCCTGGATCACTTGCATCACGTTGGCGATGGTGGACCGGATCAGGGTGAACGCCGACACGACCACCGTTGTGATCTGATCACCGAAGTTGCGCCAGATCGTCTGGATGATGTCGACCACGGCACCGATGATCGATACCACGGCCGTCAGCACCTCGGAGATCGTTGCCTGAATGTCGGGCCATACCCGCTTCACGGTGGCGAACACGTCGAGCATGACCTCTCGGAACTGGAACAACTTTTCGATGATCGGGTCGTCCTCGAATATCCCGAAGGTCTTGGAGCGCCCAATAAAGTCACCCTTGAACAGGATGGCGAAGATGCCCTGTACTCCCTTCAGTGCATCCCCCAACTTGGACAGTCCGCTGAGTAGCCCCCCGCCGATCTTCTCCCGTAGATCACCAAAGAAGACGCCGAGCTTCTGTTGCGGAGACGCAGCCTCACCTGCCGCCTTGGCCGCCCCCTCGTAGCGCCCCTTCAGCTGGTCGAGCAGCACATTCAGCGCCCCGGCACTATCGCCCTGTTCGACCAGCCCCTTGACCGTCTCCTTCGTCGTGTCCTCCACCGTGACGCCCAGCGCCTTGAGTGCCCCGATGGCGCCCTCGGGGTCGGTGCCCAGCTTGGACAGAGCCTTGGACACCCCCTCCAAGTCCTTACCCGTGGCAGCGGACGTGTCGGCGGCGACCTTCGCCAGTTCATCGAACACGGGCTTCGTCAGATCGGGGATGCGGAGCAGTGGCGCGAGGCCCTGAGCGATGTCGTCGTCATCGATCACGAGCGCCTTAGCAATGTCCCCGGCGACCCCGGCGAACGCTGCCTTCGTGACCCCGCGAGCGGCGGCCCCGGTCTGCTCGATGGTGTTGGTGACGATCTTGTCGATACGTGCGGCGTCGGCGGCATCCTGTAGCGAGTCCCCCAGGAACCCGGCCAACTGCTGGATGCCGCCGCCCGTCAGGACCCCGGCGATAGCGCCGGTGAATGCCCCCCCGAACTTGGACCCGCCCTTCTTGCCCGCCTTGTCGAAGTCGTCCTCGGCTGACGACAGGGACTTCTTGATGCCGGTGTCGATGTCCTTCTGTGCCCCCGACAGATCGGCCCGTACGTCGATCTCACCGTCACCGATGTGGACGGCCACTACTGTCCCCCGTCTACACTAGGGACATGAGTCGTCTCTATCCGCCGACCGATCCCAGGTTGGTAGCAGGGGTGTACGACGAGGCCATCGCCACCGGTCGGCCACCCCGTCTGGCAGTAGCCAGTACCTTCAGCCTCTCCGTGGGTGTTGCTTCGGTGCGGATTCAAGAGGCGAGAGCAGGCGGGTACCTGCCAGCCGTAGGGCGTGGGGCCAAGATTGGCAATGTCGCCCGCCATGTCCATGTTCTCCGCTGCGAGTGCGGGTACACGCCTGGCTCTCCGGTTGGGCTGACATATAAGAAGTCCCGGACGTCCCACTAGAACGCCACCCCGATCAGAGCGGCATTGGCGACAGCCAGGTCAGCGGGCGCAGGGTTCTCGACGGCGATGGCCTTGCGCATCTTCACCAGGGCGTCGGCCAGACCTGAGAAGTGGGCGTCCACCCAGATCGCCCACACGGCGGCGTCTAGCTCGTCGGGATCGGGTCGGTCGTGTAGTCCGGCAAGGTCGAGCCGCCCTCGGACGTAGCGCCATTCGACATCGGCCCATTGAGCGACTTGTCCAAAGGGTCGGCATCATCCCCGCCGAGGGAGACGAGCCACCGGGTCAATGCCACTAGTTCGTAGATCTCAACGTCGATCTCGTCCCCCAGGATGAAAGCCCGACACTCGTCACGCTCTGTCGGGGGGAGACACGACGCCACGAAGTCGACCACGGCGTCGATCAGGTCGTCAACGCTGGTGTCCGGGTCCTCGATGTCCATGTTCTGGAAGCGCTTGTACATCCGGGCCGCCCGCAGCCCCACCGGCTTGGCATGGAACCTGCGCCCGTAGAACATGAACGGCGTCATCGTGACGCTGTCGGTGCTGCCGAAGGATCGCATTTCGAGTGTCATAGCGTGTAGTCCCTCTCCATCAGGTCCAGCGTGGGGACTCCCGGCAACGGCGGGGCGGGGTCCATCATGGCGAAGGCATGACGCCATTCCTCGTCGAATCGTGCCGTCTCAGCCGGGCTCAGTGTGACCCGATGGATGCCGAAGTCCACTCCGTCCTCTTCCCACGCAACGGTGCTCCACCCCCGGGTGGTCAGGAGCCGACGGACGTTCATAGTGCCTTCACCGTAGCCTTGTTCAGCGCCTCCAACAGGTAATGGGAGGGCGGGGTCGATCCGGGGTGATGGACGATGCGGGCGTACACCCGTGCCGTCTGACCACGGGGCACGAACACGAGACGCCCACCGGCACGGCGGGGGCGGATGATGTGGGGAGCGGTCTTCCTCATCGTTACTGATCCTGACAACCCGTTGGCCGTGCGGGTGAGGCCCGAGGTCGTGCGGTACGGGACCTTGCCACCCATGCGCCGCTGCTGGCGCTCGGTGATCTCGTTCTCCATGCCTTTGAGGGTGGCGTACATCATGCGTCCGGTTGGGCCGGACTCCGACTGCGTGAGCAACTGCCAGCCTTGTTCGTCCAGAGCGAACTTGCTCACGGCGACTTCACCCCCGCCATGGCCCGCACGAACCACACGGGGCACCTAGCCTCAGCGGCAACCGCTATGGCCTTGCGTCGGTTGACCCGTACCTGTTCGATCTGATCGGCCGTTGCGCCATCAAAATGAGAGACGCAACAGGCCTCAGCCCGAGAGTACGAGGGGTGGGGGACGAAACAGATACCGCAGCGGTGACGCATCCCCGGGCTGGTTCCCGTCTTCACGGTTCACACACCCACCGCACGACGACCGGCGCCACATCGCCCCCGAGTTCTCGAGGCAACGTGCCCGACAACAACTGCAACGGCTGGCAGGGGCCGAGCGACGTGCCCAACAGTGCATCTAGGTCCGCCAACAGTCCAAGGCCCGAGGTTTCGAGGTCGCCCGGCGCAGGAGGCGAATCAGCGCCCAGCGGGGCGGCGCAGCGGAGCAGGTGTACGGCCACCGTGACAAGGGGCGCAAGGTACGCCGACTGTGCGTTGTTGCCCGAGGAGGTGAGTCCGGTGACGTTTTCGAAGGCGACGATCATCGAGTCGGGGCAGTCATAGGCCGGGGTGCCCTCGGAGATGTACGCCACGGCTGGCGCCGGTCGCGACCCTGCCGCCAGTGCCGCAAGGCTGGCAGTCTTCACGTCGGTCAGGAGTTGGGCGAGCACCTACGTGGGACACCAGGGGCGCAGGGCGCACCGCTCGGTCGCTGCCAGCCATTCGGGGTCGCTGAAACACCCGACGAACATGGCATCGGCCGGCTCCCACCAGCCCCGGTTCTTGTACAGCCACAGGTACCACACCCCGAGTGCCGGGATCACGACCCAGCGCCCTCGTAGGTGGCGTCGAAGATGTCGGGCTTGCACGGGTAGAACTCGCCCTTCACCCCACGGATGATCCAGTCGCCCACGTCGGCACGCATAGTCCCTTCCAGTGTGCCGATATAGACCTCGCCCTCCGGGCCGAAGTCAATGTCGACCTCTGGCATCCACCGGGCGAGGGCGACGTGGTTCTCAGACCCGCCCGTGTTGGGCATGGCGTCGATCACTACTGGCTTCTTCCGGTACTTCTGCGGGGTCGTGATCGTCACGCCGCAGCGCCCTCGTCACCCTTGACCGCCTTGACCTTCCGTTCGATCAGACCGGCGTCCTCCAACTGCGTCACTTCGACGGTGACGGGCCACTCGACCTCGTCACCCGGTGACAAGTCCATGATGTGCGCCCGTGCGACGAACGTCACGGGCTTGGAGCCGGTCACCGGGAAGGAACGGGAGCGGGGGGCGGGGGCGGCGTCTTCTTGGACTTGTTGCCACCTCGGCAGTTACACATAGGGCAGACCCTTTCTAGGAGGGGACGGAGATACGGGGAGTGTCAGGTGAGACTACCCGCACACGGTTACGCACCCCCGCAGGGTTGACAGCGGCAAGGAACAGGTCACCGAGGTACAGGCCCGTGCGCCCGTTGTCGAGGAAGTCCTGGGGGTCGAGCACCGTCCACGACACGCCCTGCCGGGTAATCGTCTGCACCCGTGTCGGCAACTTGCACGCAGCGGTACCGAGGGCGCCGATCTGACACGCCATCTCGGTCACGGCCAGCTTGCCCATCTCGGGCACGGGGGTGCCAGCGGTGGCGACAACCGTCAGTGCGTCGGGGTTGACGGACAGGTGTTGACAACAGACCCACGACCCCCCGTCGACCCGTACCAACTTCGTACGATCGTAGAGTTCGTAAGCGTCCGGGCTGAGTAACTCGCCGTCCACGAACACGGCGTCCACGGTGTTGACGAGCGGAAGGCGCAGGTCCGCCGAGGCACAGGAACATGCGACCCCGCTCGGGTGCCACGTGCCCTCGTACCCCGTCCAGACCGTGCCACAGGTACACGAGTCGCCGCAGACGTTGGGGCGGTAGGACCGTTGGCGCAGACCGTAGATGCGGCCCGACAGGACGTAGAAGACCTCTGTCGCAGCGAGGATGGCGCTCGTCGCCTCTGCGTCTCCGAGTTCGCACGTCAGTGCCGAGTTCGGGACCCACGGCAAGGGAGTGTCGTTGGGACCGCCAGGCAGTTCAACGATGGGCACGGTGTCAGGTTACCCGAGGGGCGGTGGTCGTCATCCCAAGGCCTCGCCGTGCTCATCGAACAGGCGCATCCGGCCGTCGTCAATGGGCGTTACGTTGTCATACTCGCCAGCCCGCCACCCTTCCCACCATGCCGCCTGGTGTCCTCGGGCCTCGGTCCGCAGACGGTGGCAGTTGGCACAGACAACCTCGCACTTGGCGATCTCCCGCTTGATCCTGTCGAGGCTGGCGCACCCGGCGAGGGCTGCGATCCGTTCGATCTTCTCGAACCCCGGCAGGTGGTCGAAGTCGAGGGCGATGGCCGCTGCTCGGTACCCACAGTCGGCGCAGCCAGCCTCCAATTTGACGGCGTCGATGTACGCCCGGTTGGTGGCGTAGTGCCTCCGGTTGTCGTCGCTAATGCACTGGCGGCAGGTGTACTGCCGTACCCGGATTCGGGAGGGCGGGAACGACTCAGGGGGTAGCGCCCGGTCACATCGGGTGCAGACGTAGGACTCCACGGAGTCAGTCTACCGCCTGCACTTACCCCGACATTATGAGTACACCGGGAGGGCTGAGAACACGGCGTCCGGGTCTTCGAACCGCTGCATCATGTAGCGAGCCTTCGACCGCCACACATCCCCGATGCCCATGTTCTCCGAGGTCCCGGCTGAGCGGGTGGCGTACATCTTGTTGTCGTTGCCGGGGGTCCGGTCCTGCATCCACAGGGCCGTCTCGGGGTGCAGGACCCATCGCTTCACGCCTTCAAGGGATTCGAGGAACATGGCGACGGCCCAGTTGCCCGGCTTGGTCCACGAGACGATGAAGGGGCTTTCCCTGCTGGCCTTGACCAGCGCCACGCCGGACGCCTCGTCGGTCCTCTCTGCCACGCCGTGCCCCAGCGTCGTGACCCGAGTGAAGACCGGCGCCAGCGTGAGCATCGACATGTACCCGGTCGACAGTTGGAGGCTGTTCCTGATCCAGGTGATCTGGTTCTCGATGGTGAACCCGAAACCGTCGAAGGTGTACGTGGTGACCACGTCGGCGAGGTAGGCCGGTGGGGTGAGATCGCGGTGGTAGAGCTTCGATGTGCGAGTTACCACCAGGCGGGTGCCCCAGGTGGTCGCCAGATCAGTCGGGGTAACCACCGCCCCGTCGAGGGTGAATGCGAGCCCGACCTGCTCGTCGTAGCCGTGGTTGTTGCCGACGAAATCGGTGTCGATACCCGCGTCGTCGGTCGGGTAGGCCCGCAGTGCGTACTCGCAGTTTTCCCCCGTGACGGTCGTGAAAGAGCCGATGATTGTCTGCCACGTCATGCCTGGCGTGGTGGGCAGAATCGACGGCGACGAGTATCCAATGTTGCGCTGGGAGAGCCGGGTTTGACCGGACGAAGTGTGCTTGTACGGGAGGATGGTGGCCCGGAAGGTGTGGACGCCCGGCGTCAGTTCACCCACCAGGACATCGGTGTTCGTGGCGCCGCCGGAGAAGTAGGTGTCGAGGACCCGCTGGGTGGGGGTGACCGTGCCCGCTGCCAGCGTGACCGACTGGCCGGAGGTGGAGGCGGTTGCCGGAGAAGCGACCGTGCCGCCAGTCGGGCCGGTGACGGTAGCGATGGTGGTGGTCAGCGAGGAAGCCGCGGCCGTGACGTTGCTCACGAATCCGTCCACGTAGATGCGGGCAAGGGAGGCTGCGGTCCGCTTGTAGCCGGTGACTTCGACGGCGACCGTGTGGGTGGTGGAGGCCAGGTTGTCAGCGACATACTTCACCGCTTGGAACGTGCTT